CAGCAAAATTCTCGACGCCCCTTGCATGGTCAACGTCTCGAAACAGAAAGGCAAAAAGGATCCGAGTAAGGAATATAACAACGTCCTGTCGATCATGCCGATGCCGAAAAGCATGACTTTGGAGCCGCGAGTCAACGAACTGGTCGACTTTGGTATCGACGACCGCTTTAACGAAGAGCTGATGAGTAAGTTATGGCCGTGGGTCAGGAAACTGGTGGAAGAATCGTTCGAAGCACTGGAGAAGCCTGGGGTAAAGATCGGCGAGAAATCGGAAGAACCGCAGGACGATGCAGGAATTCCATTTTAAGCAACTCTTTCTCGTTTACTGAACCAGATGCCCGCCTGTGACTTTATAACGTCCTGGCGGGCATTGTCGTTCACCTGGAGGCTATTTGAAATATCTCGCCGCTCTCTACCGACGGATCAATAAACAGGAAAGCTGCACCACCATTCAGATCCTGCCGCCCGCCCATCCTCTCAACCTCAAACGCCAAGGAGAAATATGCAAGACGTCATGATTGACGAGGAAGTTCTCAAACAGCTCAAGGCGGGCCTGTTACTCGCCTCGGCGGCCGGCATCCTGATCCACCTAAAGGAGATGGAGCCGGCCAAACATACCAAGCGTTATCGGGAACTCGGTAAGGTCGAAGACGCGATGATTAAACTGTTTGAGCTTTATCCGCTCTGTGGGCAGTTCGATATCACCGACTTAGGCGCCAGGTTTTTCGACGCCGAACATGACGCCCGCCTGAAACAGATGATGGAAGAAGGGGTGGAAATCCTGCCGCCTAGCGAAGAAGAGCTTGCTGAAGCCAAAGCCAAGGGTCGGCCCGCCCCCCTGCACCGAGCCGTCTTCAGGGATCGCTGGCAAACAGGCGATCGGCTGAAGAAGGGTAACCGCCAGATTATTATCGTTTCCTTCGAAGGCGATCAGTATCACTTCAGGGAAGGGGCGGGTATCTACTATTCAAAGACTGCCGAACCGAAGGACCCCTATCTGCTGTTTTGGAAAAGGATAACGCCATGAAGTGTGCACGATGCCGCTGCGAAGATTATACCCTATGGGAAATGCCGTCGCTCAATCGGATTGATGCGCAGGGCAAGCGGCTTGGCGGGCCGGACAACCCCATCAAGGACAGTTACTGCCCGGATTGTTACCAGGTCGAGGCCGCCAAAAGAATGGCCCAAAAACTGCCACTTTAAAACCGTTCATCATTGTGTGGAAGTCCGTTTAACAACGGGCTTCTGCCAGAGTGATCAACCCCCACAAGGAGGCACAACATGACATACCAAGAATTCACTGCTAAGTACAACCTTACCTTAACCGCCGAACGGACCAATAAAAATTCCTCTATGACAAACTTCAATGGTGATCACTATAAGGTAACGCTGAAGCATAGCCGACGCCGTATGACTCTAATTTTCTCGAAAGGGTACGGACACAATGGTCAACCGCCGACGGTAGATGAAGTGTTTTGCTGCCTGGCTTGCGACTACCAAATCGAAAACGAAGACTTCGAATCATTCTGTAATGAGATGGGCTACGACAACGACAGCCGCTCTGCTGAACGAACCTTTAACGCAGTCAAACAGCAGAACATCAAACTTGAGAAATTCTTGGGCGCGTTGCTTAACGAACTCATTTCTTGCGAGGAGGTATGAATGAATGTATTGGAATTTCTTTGCACCAAAGACCCGCGCAGTCCCTATTACGACGACGTCTGGTACGACAAGGACGAAACCCGCCCGGAGCCAAGAAAAGACTGCTTCTGCGACAACTGTTTTTATGGTCGAGACGCCTTAGCAGTGGAAATTCTAGCGCTTCAGGAACGATTGGCGGTTATTGAAAAAAACAAGGAGGCAATATGAGCATCAAGTCCCGCACCACCTACACCACCGAACTGGACGGCCACATCTTTCCGATCCCCTTCGAATACATCGAAGGCTCGGAGGTTCTGCAGATAAACGGCGAGACCGCCCGTCTCGGTGTGCTGGTCTGTGACGAAAGCTCGCCAGATCCGTTTGAGGAGTTTGACGAGGGAGAGTTCTATCAATTCAACTCGCGGTACGCTCACTTCATTGAAAAGCCGAACATGGACGAGTTTGTGCAAATCGTTCTGGATAATCCCGGGCGGGTTGTAGCAATCGAAAAGATTGGCAATAGCTATAAAGCAGACAGACTAATTGTAGAGCACCGCGCCGGCTGGCTGTCGGATCTTGTGGACGGCTATTACATCGCGCCTAAAGACGTGACCGATCCGGCCAATTATGCCAAAGGCGTACTCGAAGAGTATTCCACATGGTGCCAAGGTGAGGTTTTCGGGGTCTGTGTCTGGGAATACCGGCGGGCGGGTGAAGAGTGGGAACTGACCAGTCGCGACAACGAATGCTGGGGCTATTACGGCTATTCGTATGCGGAACAAACCCTTAAAGAACAGATGGAGGAACAAAATGAAGGCAAATAAAAACCTGAATAAAAAATGTCCATTTTGCGGTGCTCCTCAGAAATACCCAACAAATTTCACTGCATACGGTTACGAACTACCGACATCGTATACATGCGGAACCGTAACATCTCCGCGCTGGAAACCTTTAAAATACTGCAAAGAGGTTTAAAAGGCCCACCTGACAAACTAACTCGGCACAAACCAGTGCCTCTTTCAAAGGAGAATTCCTATGAGATTCACGTCCACGACTCGCGAACCGCTGAACAACACCCAGATCCTGCACATGGCCCCTTCGGTCTTTGCCGAACAAGCCGCTACCACCACCTCCGACCGCTACACCTTCCTGCCCACCATCGATCTGGTCAAAGCAATGCGCGGTGAAGGCTGGATGCCAGTGTTTGCTCGTCAGTCGCGCACCCGTATCGAAGAAAAGCGTGGCTTCACCCGGCATGAAGTGCGTTTCAGGAACATGGAAATTGCCCCGGTGGTCGGCGATACCTTTCCGGAAATTTCGCTGATCAATTCGCACGACGCCGGCAGTTCCTATCAGCTCGATGCCGGTTTGTTCCGCCTGGCTTGCGCCAACGGTATGATCGTGCCGAACGGTTCGTCTTTGGCTGGCTATCGCATTCATCACAAAGGCGCGATCATTGACGAAGTGTTGAACGCCACCTTTCAGATCGCTCAGGACGTGCCTCAAGTGATCGAGATGGTCAAGGAGATGGACGGGGTCAGGATGACCCCTTACCAGCAAAAGATCTTCGCTGAGGCGGCCCTGACGCTGCGCTGGGACGAAGATGACAAACCTGCCCCGATTACTCCGCAGCAACTACTTCGCGCCCGCCGCCTCGACGATACCGATCCGACCTTATGGAAAACGTTTAACGTGTTGCAGGAGAATCTACTAAAGGGCGGGCAGCGCGGCATCAGCGTCAATGAAGTCGGCAAACAGCGGCGGATCAAAACCCGCCAGGTGCAGTCGATCACCGAAGACGTACGCCTGAATAAAGCGTTGTGGATTTTAGGACAGAAGATGTTGGAACTAGCCGCTTGATACTTGCTAGATCTCGCCTGGTAACAGGCGGGATCGCTGGAAGGATCAACCCATAACCAAAAGGAGAACGTATGCAACAGAGACTTTGTAACCGCTGCAACAAATGGGGGCAGGATAGCGAGCCCTGCGTCTGCGACGACCTGATCGTAGATCTAGTGGCAGCGCTTCAAGAGTGCGCCAAATATCTGGATATGGCCTTTGGCTACGAAGGCGACGTATTTGGAATCAACCACAACGACGTGGTGGACACTCTTGATGCCGCCCACGCCGCAATCGCTAAAGCGAAAGGATCCTAACCCATGAGTAAACACACACCTGGACCGTGGAAGAGAAGTCAGTTTGATCCCGAGATAATCGTCACAGAGAAGCGGCCTCACATCCACATAGCAAAAGTGGCGACGACCGGGATGGGGTTCGCGGTTGATCCGAACGCCCACCTGATTGCCGCCGCGCCCGAACTTCTGCAGGCGCTCGAGAATGCGGATAAACTGCTGACGCTGCTGCTGCCAGGGGTCAAGCATCTGGTGGTTGATATTGGTTTTTTGAACGCCACCTTGAACGCTAACCGAGACGCCATCGCTAAAGCGAAAGGATCCTGACCATGCTTGCAAAATACGCCTGGAAAATCACCAAAGTGTCCGAAGAGTTGTGTGAAGACCTACATGACGAGCTCGGTACTGTAGGCCCACATAATGCCGATCTGGATCTGTTAGATATAAATCAGACCCGCTTCCGGATATATGACGACGACGGAGAGTTTTACTACGAAGGGATTCTTGGCGGCGACTACACCGGATTCGAACCATTGGATGATTTCGGCGGGCCCTACGCCGGCTGCACGGTTATCGCTCGACTGCATGCCGAACTTCCCGACCGACTGATCGACCTGGTCATGGAAAAGGTCGACGCTGGCTGGTGGGTGGCTCTGTAGAGTTAACCTGAAGGAGAATAACATGCAACCCTACCTCTGCCCGCGCTGTCAATCTGGTGACGTCGATAAAATGGATGAAACTTTCCCGCAAAGCTACGAGGAAACGACCGTCAGTCAGCTCATGACCTGCCTCGATTGCGGCCAGGAATACACCAACGTTTATCAATTGGTCAATCAACTGCTCAGCCCAAGGAGGAAAGTATGACCCGACAGGAATACCTGCAAGACTCGGAGAACCGCCATCGCGAATACTGGGCACAATATGTCAATTCGCAAACCCGCAAGCTGGTTAAGGAACGGATCGGCTTGAAGACTCTGCAGGCCAGCACCGACGAACATTTCAATGACACCGGTCTGATTCGCTGGGACTGCCTTGCCAGTACCACCCGCAGTTATGTGCTTGGCTATAAACTGCGCGACAACGGCGAGACCTGGTCGTTATCGGCCAATATCTGTATTCTCAAGGAAGCCGCCCAACAACTGCTGGAAGGAGCAAATAATGGCTAAGGCACATATCGAAATAAAATTAGTTACAAAAACTATCGGGGTGGAAAAGCGAAGTTATCTACTAGAACTCAGTGAAGCTGAAGCACAGACCTTGGCTGACCTGCTCGGCTATGTCGGCGGACCGAAGGTATCGCGCCGCAAACATTTGGAACAGATCCGCTGGGCGCTATTGCAGGCCGGGGTGCAAGATTTGCTGAATGACGAATTACCGCACGACATTAATGGCGGGATCAACTTTAACAGCGAGGAATAGTTATGCACTACATCATCGATCCCGATGCCCTGAAAGAGGCTGTAGACGCTCTGGACGACTACGAAGCGCTCGACCTATACCTTACCTCGGCCTTGCTGGCCATGCGCTCTGGCGAGGGTCTAACGGCCTTTGCCTGGATCGTCGGAACACAAAAACCAAAGGGTGTCAAACACGTCGGCTATTCGCCTTTATTCGAACAGTTCTGGAAAGCGTATCCTTCCGGAAGACGGACGGCAAAAGGCGCCGCTTATCAGGCCTGGGTCAAGCTGAAGATGGACGAAATGCAGTTGTTAAAACTCTGTCTTACGGCTTTGAATTGGCAGAAAAATTCGCGATCGTGGCTGGACGGTTTCATCCCGCTACCCACGACCTATCTTAACCAGCGCCGCTTCGACGACGATTCCCCAGATGAAATGCCAACCGCCAAGCCGATGGATTGGGACAATTTTGAATGATTGTCAAGGCACTTCGGTTCTGCTAGGGTGCCTTGACTTCATATTGTTATCCAGGAGGTTTTATGGTTATTTCCGCTCTCGATTTGCAGGATGAATTCCGACAACTGCGCACCGCCAGTTCCTTTCGTAAAACCTTCTCCACCGGCTTCGATTCCTTCGACGAAATTATCAAACTAGCCAAGGGTTACATGGCCGTGGTTACGGGCTTTCCAGGCAGTGGAAAGTCGGAATGGGTCGATGCAGTATTGATAAACTGCACCGTATTGCATGGTTGGAAAACCCTGTATTTCTCGCCAGAAAACTATCCAATCCAGGAGCATATCGCCAAGCTGGCAGAAAAACTGTTGGGGAAATGGGTCAAAACTTTCTCTGAAGACGAAGTAAACGAGGTACTGAAAACCCTTAATTTTCATTTCGCCTGGATCGATATCAACAAGGAATTGCCGACTGTCGAGCAGATTCTTGAATTCGCCCTGTTGCGCAAACAGATCGTTGGACTTGACTGTCTGGTAATTGATCCTTGGAACGGGGTCAAGCACCAGAAAAACGTTCATCAACGTGAAGACGAATATCTCGCTGAAATTCTCACCCACATCTCCTACTTCGCTCGTCGGCACCATTTGTTTGTCGTCATCGTCGCTCACCCGAAGACCATCAACCGCGATCGCGATGGTAAACAGCCACGCTGCACCGTCTCGGACATCTCGGGCGGATCGATGTGGTGGAATAAGGTCGACTACGCCTTTCTCGCCCATCGCGACGACCGCGGCAAAAATCAAATCGAAATCGAAGTAGCCAAGGTGAAGCTTAAATGGCTTGGCACCTTAGGCGCCCGGGTGCTCGACTACGATCGCAAGTCCGGCCGATTCAAAGACACCACTGCTAAAGAGTTCATCTTGCCGCATCTACCTGCTTCCCCTTTTTAAGCTCAGGAGATTATATGAACCAATTACCTCGCGCTGTTTCCAAACATACCGAAACCTGTTTCGAATGTGGCGAAATCATTGAACCCGGCGACACCATGGCGATTTATTGCGGCCGGCGTTATTGCGAACTCTGCGTGGAAGATTACGAAGAAGAAGGGCGACCGCTTTAGGAGGCTGTCATGTTTGCCTTAACCGATCGCAACCTGACCTTTCGGCGGGCGAAGGAGTTGGGGATCTCCAGACTGGCGGCCTCGCGGATGCGAAGACGATATCTCTTGCCGGTCCTCGGCGCTTTAATCCTCGATGGTTCGCCAGTTGCTCTGTTCTGGTCCAGGGAAGTAATGGAGGAGCTGGCCTATTTGGAACGGAATGAAAGATTTGAACCGCTTCTGCCCGCCTACCAAAATTCAATCACCGACGAAATGATTGAACAGGCCAGAAACATTCCAGTCACCGAAGTGGTACAATTCAACCGCTTCGGCAAGGCACATGCCTGGTGTCATCAGGACCGTAACCCCTCACTGACCTATATGACGCGGACAGGCCTTGCATGGTGCGCAGCTTGCGGGAAATACCATGATGCCATAGGGGTGCTTATGACCCGCGATAATTTGTCCTTCCATGAAGCTATTAGAACCCTTATTGCCTAAAGGAGTAGTAATGCGGGTAGAAATCAAACAACTGGCTGTTGTTGACGGCCGGCCGAAATGGACACCAATCCCGGCGCAGGATCTGCTCGGTAAATCAGTCATCGATTATATGTTGGGTACAGACACCCAAGTGATCGCCTGCTTGTTCCAAGACGACAAGCCGGCGGCCTTTGTCTCGAACCATATCAGCCTGGTCGATAAGTATAAGGAGAAGGGGGTGTCGCTACATGCCCGGGAGATCAAGGCGTTTTTAGGAACAACTCTGGTGCCGCCGATGATCGCCTACACCTTCGATGGCGGTGGAGAAGTTGTTGAAATCCGTTCGGCACAGGAAGACGGTTGACGAGTCCGTTTTTCTACGGCACAATCCAGATTCCTCCTTGGCTCACATTGTCTCCCTCCTTGCCCTGGCCGGCACTTGACAGTGTGAGCCTTTTTTTATCCAAAAAATGCTTGCCTTTTATCTCATGAATCAGTAATCTCTTGCTTGTCAAGAACACAACGGGCTAGGTTGTGTTATCATAAAAATAGCTGAGATCTTCGGATCGAAGCTAAAAGCCACAATCAAGCCAGCTGCTGCCCCAGCCCTTGAGCGTGGCTTTTGCTTTTTCAAGACCTTGTGCTGGGAAGTGAAAACGACACGGCGGTGCAAGCAGACAAAACCTCCACCGGGGACAGATATCACAGGAGGGGTGAGCGGGGATAGGCCAGAGAAATCTGGTGGGGTGTGCTCACGATATCTAGGCGTTCCATGCCGAAAAAGAACAAGACACCCAACAGTGAAGATGAACCTGTCACTGTGCGCTCGGGGGACTCATCCTGGCTCCGTGGAGCATATCCGTAATTCCCCTCTTCTTGACGGAGGAGGGGGACTATGGAGAAGTTGCGCCAAAAGGATCTAAGCCTTCACCAAAGAGCAGAAGGAAAACCAAGAAGGAAGACCAGGCAAAAGGAAGGTAGAAATGGACTGCTTCATCCTCTTGATCGGAGAATTAAAGGTCTACTCGAAAAAGATGAGTGATTGGGAACGCAAGTTTCTATATAGCCTAGACAAACAGCTTCTGATCAAAGATCGCAAACTTTCCATTAAACAACGCCATCACCTGCTTCGCCTTCAACAACGCTTTCTGCCCAAAACACCAGTCGTCCAAAAACCCGCCAAAAAGAAATCAGCAAAGCAACAAATCATGTCCACCCCGGGTCGCAAGTCCGCCTTCAATCCGCCGCTCGGAACGATCTTTTATGCGGGCTCTGTCCCACCGTGGGAGTAATCATGGAGAAGCTGGTTCGGGAGATTGTCCGTCTCATGCCCTACCCGCTCAAACTGCTGCAGCTCGCCGAACAGATCCCGCCCCCGGACTGGAACAAGGCTTTCTTTCAGGCGATCCGCGAAACTAGAGGAGGCAAGAAATGAGCAAATCAAGCCAACGAAAATTATCAGCATATCAACAGGGTTTCGATGACGGCCTGCTTGATAACCATGTGCAGTGGGTTGCTCATCCGATGCTAGCGAATTACCAGGCCGGATTCCATGATGGTCATTATGCGAGATGCCTGAAGCAAAAAAAGTCTTTGAAGATGACGTTTCTTGAAAGATTAAAGTTTGTAATTTTCGGGGAAAATATATGACCTGTATACGAATCGAACACGGCTTCATTTGCGGACCGGCTTATTGGGTCAATCTCAAACCATACGGCGCTTGCGTTTGGATGGAGTGGCACAACCACCACGGGCCAACGTTTTACCGAAGCGAAGCGGCATTGAATCCAATCCGCACACCGTCTAAAAAAACATGGGAGGCATTTGAAAAATGGCAACGCGAAAAATGACAACACAGGAAATGGCGCTACTTGAATGGGGTTCCCGCCGACAGATGATGAAAACAGCGGAGGAATTCGCGGAAGCGGCAGCGGCAATAGTCCGGTGGCTCAATCTCATGACAGACGAAAACCGCGCCGCCATGATTGACGAACTCGCAGGCGTGGAAATTGTCACCGCTTACCCCCGACTGATCTTCGGTGACGATGTAATCCAGGATGCGGTTGAGAGGAAATTGAAACGACTTGAAGGGATGATTGGAGTGGAGAAATGAAACATACGACTGGGACATGGACCGCCTATAAAAGAATCGATCCTAAAGGTTATGCAATGTATGTAATCCATTATGGGGTCGATGGTGAATTTGTCGCAGAGGTTGTCCATAAAGAGGCGGACGCTCGTCTAATCGTCTCCGCACCGGAAATGCTCGCCATGCTGGAAGAGTTGGAGTGGAGCGGGGAAGGCGAACTGACCAATGGAGGACGGATTACTTTTTGCCCGATCTGTGAGCGTTGTTTCGGCGTCCACACAGAAGACTGCAAACTCGGCAATCTGATGGCGAAAGTGAGGGGGAAATGAGTGAGCCGGTTATATGTAAAAAATGTGGGTCGGGAAGCTATAACGAATCAGGCCAGACGCATCTTGCATGTTGGGACTGCTACTTGAAGGCCGTTGAACGTGCCGAAAAAGCGGAAGACAAAATTCTAAGCATGGAAATGGTCGCAACGGAGAAAGAAGATCAAAATAAAGAAATACTCGCCATGCTGGAAGAATTGGAAGCCTTAATATTCAACAAGCAAAACGATTGCCATGTTTGCGATGGATGGTTCAGGGACGGTCACACTAATAATTGTACCCTCGGCAACCTGCTGGCGAAAGTGAGGGGGAAATGAGTGAACAAATGATCTTCTTCGTTGCCGGCAATCCGGTGCCGAAAGGCAGTGCCAAGGCGTTCGTCATCAAAGGCACCAACCGCGCCATCGTCACCCAGACCAATCGCGAAAAACAAAAGCCCTGGGCGTCGATGATTGGCGTCACCGCGCAGGAGCATGTGAATGAAATGCTGACCGGGCCGCTCAAGCTATCGCTACAGTTCGTTCTCGCCCGCCCAAAGAGTCATTACCGTACCGGCAAGAACGCCGCCCTGCTTAGAGACGACGCGCCGTACTGGCATACCAACAAACCGGATCTCGATAAATTGATCCGCTGTGTGAAGGATGCCTTGACCGGAGTCGTCTGGCAGGACGACAGTCAGGTGGCGCAGATTTCCCGCACTAGCAAGCGCTATGGCGATCACCCCGGAGTCATTATCGAAGTACTGCCGCTCGATCTGGAGGGATGAATGCGCTGTCCGCTCTGTGACGCTTCGGCCACCCTGAAGACGACCTGTAGGCAGCATCAGTATTCCTGTGGCCACTGCGGCGCTACTGGACCCTTTTGCGACGAGATCCGGAGTGCCGCCCGACTCTTCGCCCGCCTGCCTGCCTTGACCGGCTTTAAAACGAGCGACTACCGGGTGTATAAATGGACCTGATCGATCAACTGAAACCCTATCTGAAACATTTTAGCGACTGTGCTTTGTTTAAAGGCCAGTCTTGTGATTGCGGTCTCTACCGCCTTTTAAAGATTGAGAAGCGAAAGGAGGATTATGAAAAGACAAAATGCGAATCCGGGCAGCAATAACGCCTGGCTTGAAACGTTTGCTCTTGGCGAAAGACGTTATCTGGAAACAACTATTGAAGGATATGGTTCTCAAATGCGCATCATCAACACGCCGAAAAGCAGGCGCCCGCTCTCTTTACAGGAGCGGGAATACAGCACGCAGCTTTTTACCGCAGTAGCGGCTTGTAAGGTAGGCGAAATTCGCTGGTTGTTATGTATTGAACGCATCAAATAATCGCAAAGGATATTTTTATGCACTGGCAGTTTCCCGAAACCAAATTCGCCCGCACCAACAGTCTGACCGAACAGGCCCACCATCTGGTCTCGGAGAGTGATGAAGTCCTGCTTGCTTACGAAGAGGACAACATCGAACATGCGCATCAAGAAGTCGTCGACACCTATCACAGCGCTGAAACCTATCTGCGTGTCCTCGCCAAGGAGAAGGGAGAACAATATGTCAAAGATCTGATCCAGCAAGTGAAGAAGAAGAACCAAGAACGCGGATACTATTTATTTTAATGGAGGGATATCATGACCATTACGGAAAGGATCGCCAAGGAGTATGACGAACCGTTCGCCGACGTGGTTATCGGCTTTATTGAAATGGGCTACAGTCAACGTACTGTTGCTCTGGTGTTAAATGTCAACCGCTCGCATTTCCGTTCACTCTGTAAGCAGCATCAAATTCTCTTCCCTGCCCGCCCACGCCGTCGCGACTGTCAGGGGCAAGGTAAGGGTTGGCCTAAAGGCAAACCCCGCTTCAGGGCCCCGAAATACAGCGATACTCAACTGCTTAACGAGCTTCGCAAGTATCCGATCAGCACTCTCTTTCAGACCATGAGCGATATTGATATCAGCACCATCTATCGTCGGTTTGGTTCGTTTCGTTCTGCGCGACAGCTGGCCCGCCGATGACCGTCGGTTGTGGCTGGTGCGGTGGGATCATTCATTTCGACACAGACAGCCCGCTGATCGATAGCGATGGCATCTGCCTCGATTGTGTTGTTAAATATTTTCCCGAATTCGCCGAACAACTAATTGCTCAACATAAGGAGAAGAAAGATGCAGTACACAAACAAATTCAATTGGGCGCCTGAACTCGTTACGGCGATTCTGAAAGATCGCTATACTGACGAAGACGAACGAGATTTTGACGAGTCCGCCTCCACCCTGACCGCTCCTACCCAAATGATCATCCTCAAGCGGCGCTATCCGGATCAGTTGGTGATCGAAGACGTGTCCGATATGTTCTGGCGGTTTCTGGGTTCGATTGCGCACAGCGTCCTTGAAGAAGCGTTTCACGCCCAAGATAACGGCGACGGCTCGTTCGTCGAAAAGCGTCTTTATCTGGACCTGCTGGGCAAAACCATTTCCGGCAAGCTCGACCTCTATTCCGCTGCTCGCCAGGAAGTGCGGGATTACAAAAGCACCAAGGTTTATAAAATTATCAAGGGTGACTATATCGAATGGGAGAATGGCCAAAACATCTACGCCTACCTGCTGAGGCAGAATGATTTTCCCGTCAAGAAACTGACCGTCATTGCTCTGATTTTTGACTTCAAACCAGCCGAAGCCTATAAAAAAAATTACCCTTCATCCGCTAGTGTACAGATCGATCTGCCGCTGTGGAACGAAGCCCGCCAGCTCGCCTATATCACCGAGCGCGTCCAGCGCCTGCTGACCGCAGAGACCTTAACTGACACTGAACTGACGGAACACTTCCCCTGCTCCGACACAGAGATGTGGAGTGATATCAAGGATTGGGCTATTTTCAAACAGGGCGCCCAACGTGCCACCGCCTGCTTCGACACAGAGCATGAAGCATTGGCCGCTTTCACCGACAAAAAACTGTCTTACGCCACCCACCAGATTGTCAAACGCATGACCGGCCGTACCCGCTGTTTACGCTTCTGCCCGGTACGAAATATTTGCGGCCAAAACAAGGCCTTATTGCAACAAGAGGGTAAATCGTTGCCCGAAGATCGCGAGCCCTGCATCTTTTAATTCAAGGAGCACTATATGGCAAGGTCAACATTAAGTAGCAGCGGTATTGGTTTTACCGGACTTCTCACTGTCCTTTTTATCGGCCTTAAATTGACCGGATATATTTCGTGGCCATGGTTATGGGTCTTGGCGCCGGTCTGGATTCCACTGATTATTGTGGTTCTCATTTTAGTAACTGCGCTTATCGGCGCCTTTTCAAAATAACCCAGGAGAATGTTATGAAGAAAGACTACCGTACCCTGCCTATTACTCTCACTGACCACGAAATCGAAACCTATGGGCGGGAACTCGCCACCTGTCTGGTCAACGCCGCCCGCCTCGCTGAACAACGTAAGGCCCTTAACTCCGCCATTAAGGAACTCGATACCCGGGCCACGGAACTTTCCGAAGCAATCGATTCCGGGCAGGAATTGCGCGAAGTCGCCTGCTCCTGGAGTTATGATTGGGCGATAGATACTAAAACCCTCTACCGGGAAGATACCGGTGAAGTGGTCGAAAATGGCTTAATTCCCGAACACGAACGCCAGACCCACTTCCAGTAATAACAATAATTCAGGGCGGGTTTCGGCCTGCCCTCTTTCACAAAGGATATTCCCATGACTACAAACAGCTGGCTTGAAGAAGACAAATCCACCCGCAAGGCGACTTATCCCCTGGGCAGCCTCAAACCGTGCGCTTGTTCATCGCCTAGCGACGTCGGGGTGAAGACGGTTGAAGAAATCCCCCTACCGGAAGAATCTGGCTTACACAACCGGAACGTGACCGTCGCTGCCGGCTACGACCCGCTTTTCGAAGTCCTTATTGACGCCCTTAACCAAGCACAATTCGGCAAAGGAAAAGAACGCCATGCTACTGACAAGCCTTTTTTGCAGCAACCGATCCTGCAGATCCGACGCATGGTTGGCAGCGGATATACAATCGGCCAGGCGATGAAGAAAGCTCAGGAATCACAGCGCCTGCCAACCGAGGCTGCCATAAACGATTTGCGTGGAGCAATCAATTATTTGGCCGCCGAAATCCTCGCCCGCCAAGAAGGGGAAAAGTAGCTTTGTCAAGTTTCTCCTTACCGGGCTGTTTTCTTAAAGCAGCCTGGTAATGACGGAACGCCTTGCCGGTCAGGAGGCACGAACGGCACAACGCGAAGGGATACGGCAGGGCGGACGGTTGGGAATGGATTGTGGGGCAAATTAACAGGAGGACGAAATGGAAAACAGCGAAATGTTCAAGGACTGCACAGGAGTCGAAATTCGCGACTTGCGTAGCAAGTCCGCCGTTGAGCGCCGGGTTAGCTGGCAACCGATCGAAACAGCGCCGAGAGATGGGAGACAAAAGATCCTTTTGAAAACGCCATACGCACCCAATGGAACACTGGCCTACAGTAACACATGGTGGACGTGCGGTTTTTCGGTGGAATGTAAACCTACACACTGGCGACCTGCCAGATAACGACAAGGTAAGCGGCGGACGGTTTCCCCGTCCGCTTGACCGCTGGGTTGTGCGCTAACCACCACTTTATGGAGGAGAGAATGGACAGGAAAGAATGGAATGCCGAATATGCGAAACACTTCGTTGAATCTGGTGCCGTAGACCAAGATTTGGCCGGAGAACTAGCCGAAGCCGCAACCGACGAATTCAACGACGGGATGACCCCGAAAGAGGCGGTAGATTCAGAGCTGTCGTACTGGGCAGAGGGGTGAAGGCTGTTCGGCACACAACGCCTTGGGTAACCGGGCGCGGTAGTCTGGTGGATCGGAGTGGAGCGCGTCAGCGCTCCGGTTCACCCAATTGTTATGGCGCGGATCGGAGACGAGAGATGAAAAAAATAAAGAGGTTGTTTAGGTATCTATTTGTTCGGAGGCTGGCGATTACTCCATATCGAGTGCTATCCGACCCACACGACAACGGTCAGGTGTTGATATTCGAGTGGCAAAAAATGCCAGCAACGTATCGATGGTTTTAGAGACATAACGACTAAGCTGAGCGGCGACGCTCTGGAGGTGAAACATGCACGAAAGTCAACCGAGAACCACTGCCGCTGAATCGTCCGACTCAAACGCTTTGTTAGCGGGCACCTGCAGAAAGTGGCTGAGGATTTCACGGCCTTCGATACTGCGCGAAGACCATGAACCGAACTGCACATGCTCATACTGTCGGGAAGGTAAAACCGGGTTGGTGCTGCCAGTGTGCAAGGCGCGGAACTCCTGGCGCAGCGTTCGGTGGTACAGAAACGGGCGGCTGCAAATAATACGGTGGACGCTGCCACATTTATATTTTCGCTAACGATAAGGTAAGACGCGTAGCAGAATGACCGCGTACCACAGAGACCCTGGGCCAAACGCGAACTGAGTTGCGCGTCGTCTTCACTGATGGGTTCTATTGCGGAGGCGCGAAAATGGGAAAAATCATCTGGTTGATGGCACTACTGCTCTTTATTTTACTGGACATCTTATTTATGCCGATCTACCTGGCCGCAAAAGCTCTCGAAGCTGCAAGCGACCTGCTCTACGGGATCAGCGACGAAGGCGGAATGGGCCTTACCAAAACCTGGATGAAAAAGACGGGCGGTCTGTTCGCTACCAAGAAACAATAGAACGACTAAGGTCAAGGGCTCGGCGCAGTTTGCCGAGTCCGCTTGCAGCGATTGGTTATATTTCTGGAGGTTAGAATGAAAACAAAAAATCCAACATGCAACCATTGTGGTTATGAGTTTGACGATGAACAAACCTGGCACGGAGAGTACACCGTAGGCAAGGTCTACACCGGAGATTGCGACGACAGCGAACTGAAATGTCCAAACCCGGATTGCGGTAAAACCTTTTTCGTTCGATGCCTGCACAGGATCGAATTTGTGCAAACCGACGAGGACGGCGAAGAAATATAACAAGGCTTATACAGACCCCCCCCTATATAAGCCAATACTTAAGCGGAGTATGAAATGTGGGCTGCAATGTCATTGAAAAAAGAAGTCGAAATCGAAATCATGGGGCTAAAGAAAACCCTGCAAATTTCAGGCATGGCTGATGGATGCACAGGCTGTATACTAGTTTTTGCAACCAGAGAACAGGCGGCAGAGTACGCAGGGCCAGGAGGTAGTATCGTGCAGATAGCTATGAAGGGTGAGGATAAATGAAAAATTGGGATGAAGTTGCAGAGGAAATGCAGTCAAAAGGTACGCCGCTTTCGGCTCTTGGTTACTGCAAAATCGCGTTCGATGCCGGGCAGGCAAGTGTTTATTCTGCTATCCGAGAAATTCTAAAAGATGCAGATTACCAGGATTGTTTCACAAGTGACGGCGAGATACCCGCGACGGTCAGAGACGCTGTGCAATTGGCGCAACGGGCTAAAGATATATCACCAAAACTTGGGAAATTGTTGTACGCGGCCCGAAACACTCTGATGGAGAATCTTCATCTTTGCGATGGAGACGATTGCACGCTTCGGGATCTTCGGGACGCCGTGGCGGCGATTGACCCGGAATGGGAGGAATAAATGAAAGAATTCACCGAGGACGATCTGGTAAGTTGCTGGCCGTATCGAGACTCTTACTTTGTAGATCTTCTGAACGGGACGTATTCGGCAGATGATGCTCGGGCAGACCTGCGCAGTTTGGTTGGAAGCAAGCACGACCCCAGGTGTAAAGAGGACTAGGGAGTGGTATAAATGGCAAACAAAAACGCGCCGCTAAAAGTTCCGTGCCACTGTCCGGACTGCACCGGAAATTACATTGACCAAGTAGCATGGCTTCGGCACAACGGATTAACAACTATCGGATCGTTTGGCGCAACGCAGGACGAAATGTGGTACATGGGGCATTGGTGGGATAAACGGAAAGGAAGTAATAATATTGAAGAAATGTGAAGGAAAGGTTGAAACATACAGTCGGGTTTGCGGCTTCATGCGCCCTGTACAAACCTGGAACCCCGGCAAAAAAGCCGAGTTCAAAGAACGCAAGGAATTCAAATCTTTAACGAAAAAGCCCGTTGCTCCCTAATAGGGTAGTGGGATTTTTCACCCCTGGAGACTGCATGATCCCTGTTAAAATAAACCTCGCCGGCCTATCTATCGAAACTGTTTACAACGACAACATGATCCGCGATCACAAGATGATTGGTGAGTCGATCTATCATTTACAACAGATCGTGATGGACGCCGGCGCCACCCCGGACCAGACCACCGAGCAGTCCTATATCCACGAAGTGGTGCACTGGATTCTGTTCGTCATGAATGAGTACGATCTGCGCACCAACGAGAAGTTCGTTGATGTCTTTGCCCATTTACTGTTTCAAGCCTTGAGTTCCGGATTAAACCAGATCGGCGTAGAATCACAGATTAAAGAAAACCCCGACGGTCCAGTAATCGGTTGGGAAAAATAATAAAAAACCCCGCTCTCCTTAATTGGATTGCGGGGTTTTTTTATGTTCAGTGAACCAGCCTTACTACGGTGCCGCCCCTTTTAGCCGGCAAGAGACGGGGCGCAAGGTGCCTGATTCGCCATTATTTCTCCTTCGTAAATGATTTCGAAATCCCGCCATTGCCGCCACTCGTCCACCAGCATGTCCGGGGTTGCTCCGGTGTATGACAGATGTCTGTTCCCTGTCAGCCATTCGTACTTTGCCACCAGTTCCGAGCAAACCAGGTACTTGCCATTAAGGGAAATCTTCCTGGCCAGTGGAGGGTAAACATGCAACGGAATCCGCCAGGCCGGATAGATCTGCCCCCGGTGGAGGCTGATCAGTCTGAGCAATGCCGTTTGCTTGGCCACCTGTGAGGCCTTTGGGCGGGCGACAATAACCTTCCGCTTCTGATAGGCGTCCAGGTGGTAAAAATCCAAACGACGCAGGGCCTCGAATGTCTGACCGTTGGCGTTAGTGATTATCCCGGCATGGTTGTATTCGCTTTCGCTGTCTGAAGCATTCCAGCCCGATACGGCATTGATCGATCGCGCCAACCACGAACCGGAGTAAACAGCGAATACGTCTCCCTGCTGTAACTCAACCATTTCACCTCCTGCATTGTTCGCAGGATGTGCTGTACTCATTACCACAGGTTTTACATGTGACATACGAATCCTCCATTCCAGGGCAAATCGTCTTGGCACATTGCAGTGCATTATTCGCTGCGGGGCAAACTCCGGTCTTACTGTGATTGCAACGTCCGCTCATTATGTCTCCAATCGAAGTTATTTAACTGTCCCCGAGACCCCTGCATCTTTGCTGAAATAACCCAGTGCTGCAATCCCGGCGGCAATCAGGATAACCTTCGGTTCCACTACTCCAGTTTGAATGATCTCGATAGCCCCATACAAACCAGCCGTTGCCAATCCCACCATCGTCGTTCGCCAGTTTCTCATCGCTTCTCCAATTGAATTTAGTAAGTTGTTAATGTTCCCAAACGCGCCGCATCCAGCCGCGGAAGAATTTCTTTTGGCTGGGATCAGCTTCAACCAACCAGTGATAGTGCATAAACTGCAAACCATTTAACACCTTGAGCAAGGTAGGCTGGTCGGTACACCGATTAACCGCAGCAATCGTTACCGGCCCACATCGGCCATCAACCTCCAGTGCTTTCTGTGTGGGCCTACCGACCATATTCAGTGCTTGCTGCAGCCATTTCACCGCTCGTGCCGGCCCGGCGTTAACCGCCGAATCAAACACTTCTTCCGCGATTGCTTGGTGGTTCATTTCATCCAGGAGCAATGGTCCCCAGAACTCAGCACGGTAAAACGAGGCTACAGCGGCCGTCAGCAGGACGGTATCAGCCCGCGATTTTCCGGGCCGATCAGCGTCTTTCCATTGGTCGATAAGCAACCAGCCGGACCAACCAGGATGATGTTTGCGGGAAATGCCGCAATAGGTTTCACCACCCCGATCGCCCGCCACGTCGGCATAGCCTCCTTCAACAAGCAATAGTTTTTTTAATGCCGGTTCAAGACTTGCCATAGTAGTAATCTCCGGTTAAGGTTGTAGTGTCCGCAGAGGTGGGTGTGTTACCTCTTGAGGCGGTTGAAGATATTGATAAGACATCTTTTCCTGTGGCGCCTGCGAATAGTTATAAATCGTCATCAGCGCCACGATAATCGTGCAGACGATCGGAATGATTTTAAATGCCCCATAAGTGCCTTCGGTGCGTTCCTTGAAGCTTCTAAGCGGAGCGATATCAATATTGCGGATCTTGTCCAGCTCCTTCCAGAACCGGTCATTATTGAGCATTACCTTATCCACGTCTCGCCGAAGATTACTCGCCTCAATTTTGCGTTCCCGCCCATCGATTAATGAGTTACGCAAATCCCGAGTCAGCTCTTTGAATTCGGTCAGCATCTCGCGGAAGGCATTACGCACTTCCACTACATCGGTTTCAATAGCAACAAAGGTTCGTTCTTTTTGGCAGTTGTGTTCTGTCATTCGCTTCACTTTCTGCAAGAAGTTTTCACCAGTGCCCATCAGGACACTTCATACCCTCCAGCCGACTTTTTAATTCCATATAACAACCACAGCGTATACAACGCCGTCCATCCAAGAGTTCAGGACACTGCTGACAGAGCGCCCAGCGGCGCTGTTGTTCATCTTGCTCGGCAAGCTTGAATCCCGACTTAGCCCATTCAATCGCTGAGCCCGCCAAGTTCTGCGCCATCCAACCAATGGAAGGAAGTACCTCTGCACAACAGCCGGTTTCCTTTTTAAAAGGCTCAGATTCAACCACATCGGCGCTGGAAACCGTGACGATGCGATCGGGTCCTCGGTCGGTATCTCGGCTCACAGACATACCCACTCCTCGCGGGTAGACGTTATGATCACGTATCGATAGGTATCGCTAACAGGTGTTATCTCGTGGCACAGGGCTGGGCCAGGGTCGTAGGTGGCCTCTGGGCCAGAAGTCCACAACGCGGCGGTCGGAGCAGGAAACGATGGTTGCCATCCGCAGTTGGAGCAAGAGGACCCAAGCCTATGATATTTGAAAATGTTATGGGTGCGGTACTGCCCATAGTAGTGATAGCTGCTATAGCGGGTGGTGCCATACGCACCGGAAATGCCGCAATAAAGACTTTGTTTTTCAATCGATTCTTGTACCCACCTCCCCGACGGGAAGCGCACATCGAGTGTAACCGTTGTCCCACAGGTGTCTGTTGCAGATACCGTGCCCGACCCACAGCAATCAGTCAGGTTTAACACCTGGCCGGTTTCTGAATTGATTGTGCCACAAGAGATCGAATAGACATATCCGCCACTTCCACCCGCCGCTCGATAAGTAGAGCCTACATTTGGCGTCTCGCTTCCGCTTAGCGTTAATGGCGGCGCGAACGGAATATCCAAGCTACCCGACTGACCACAGCCAGACGTCGCCGCAACCGTAAGAATGCCCTCACAGTTTGGGTTGCAAGCCGGATCGATTACATACCAGGAGCCAGATTCGATTAAGCAGGTAAGTGAGGCGATTCCTCCGGCCGCCCCACTGATAGAATAAAATTCCGTTTCGCTAACCTGGGCAATATCCAAACTTTCTCCTAAAGTAATAACGCCATAAGCCGGACTATTACCCACACCTTCGCCATAAAATCTAACGTTTGGGCTGTCCCCTTGGAAAGTTCCGCGCACTACTCCTTTATAGACACCACCAACATCCCAGCCGGCAACAAGCTTGTCTCTGGACGCAACCTGATCCGGGTCATCGACCACTACTCGACTGGAAAAACAGGGGTCATAAGAAATACCGAATCGGGCATCAACGCCATTGAGACAGGTAACTTTATCGATTTGAATGCCATCATTTCCACCCTTGTAAAAAATCAGTGTCGATAATGAAGGAAAACCACTGCGACTATCAGGGAAAACCGGAACCGGAGAAGATAATTTTGAGACAGAAGGCGTGAATGTTTTCTCCCTCAGGGGAATGAAACACCCCGTAGAGGCAGACAGGCGGGCCACCACGGCACTTTCTCGTACTAGGGTATAGCCACCCTTCAGATACTTATCATTTTCCTTGAGCGGTGCTTCTCGCTCTCCATATAAGTCGAAGATCTTGATACTGGAAATTAGCGTTTCTTCTGCTTCAAAGACCGCCACTAACCGTCCATCATCACTGATCGTATGTGAATGATAAAAATCAGTTTCGATAAACGGTAAGGCGTATCCTTTAAAACGATAACCGCGCAGCTTTTTGCCCTCGATGATTAAAACACCTACTGCATCCACAAAAACGTCCGCCTCTTCTGACCAGGCGAGAAAATTCCATAGATGGACCAAGTCTGGCTTAATCCCCGGGAGAGTGGTTGACAGCGAAAAGGCCGAGGAGAACCCTGGCAAGATCGAACCGATGGTAATGCGAGAATTAACATAACTGCCAAGCGCGATTTCTCGATAGGCATAATTATTACCCGGTATACCCATTGGCTCGAAATAGAAAAATAGATCACTTCTATCCTCGCCGTTAACTGCGGAAACAAATTCACACCAACCTTGCGCGTAAAGGCCGCCTTGCAGATGGGTTTTGACAATCGCGCAGAGAGAAACGTCAAGACTTCCAAGTGGGTCTATCAGGTCATAACGTGAAGAAGGATAAGCGCCATAATACCATCCTGGTTTCAAACCCGAAGGATCAGCCGGCTCCACGGTGAAGAAACTTGGAATCCATGCGCCGTATTCCATCACAAACCCGGATGACGGGGTAATGCTAAATAGTGAAGTCCCTTGGAAAAGATTCCAATAAGAATCATCAGGAGAAGCAGAAAAGGAAAACAACGACAGAAAGGGGCCGCACAGTTCCGGCAGCAGCGTAAATCCGCCAGGGACCAAGGCAATAGGCTGCAAATTATTACTTACCCGCACGTAAAGCGCGGTCAGATTGGCAAAGTAAGCCTGCTCATAATTGTTCACCCCGCCAAGGTAGATCAATTCGGGGTTCTCCAGCAAACCCGCTGACCAGTTGCTGGTGCCGCTGACCTGCGCTTGTTCCGCTAATTGACATCGCCGGTTGTAGGCCGGGACCAGTTCGGTGTCGCCAAAAGAAAAAGCCGATAATTTCGCGGCTTCCGAAATCTTGTCCTGCAGATAGTCGTAGACGGAAAAGACCGTACTTCCGTCTTTCTCTGCCGCCAGCATGATCTGCCCCAAGAAGCCGCCCAATAAAATGATCCGACCGCCCTGTACTGCACAGGCCCGGATCAGCATGGTAATGCCATCAACGATCCGCTGTTGTTGCAACATCGGTGCGCCACAAGCTAAACGAGTCTGTTCCAGTTGCCGATAGAGCTGTTCGGCATAGCGGACCAGCCCGTAGTCGGCCTGGGAGAGATTGAGGATTTGTGGACGGTTGCGCATGATGATCCTTTAGGCTGGAACCGTAGTGCCCATCTGGCCCTTCCAGATATTAGCCCCGGAAGTGTTGTCAATACAAACAAACTCCTCACCAGATGTGCCGTTCAACCAGGTGGCATAAAGGTGGGGTGGGTTGACAGCTACTGTAGGGTTTGCGGTCTGCATATAGTCCCACTTATCGGAGAAGGACTGAACGATTTCAAGACCTGGTTGATTGCCTATATATTTAACCATAGAACTTCTCCTTAAATAGCAGGAACCGCTGTCCCTCTTTGCCCGGCCCAAACATTCGCTCCAGCCGCATTATCGATGCAGACAAACAACTCCCCTGTCACACTATTTAGCCAGGTGACGTGCAAGCCTTTCGGATTGACATTGATCGTTGGGTTGGCGGGGACGATGTAATCAAAGCCCTTCGCGGTCTCTATTCTAAGCGGGTTCAATGGTATCTCCCATCTGGCCGACCCAGACATTAGCTCCAGGTGTGTTGGATGTGCAGAAGAATATTTGTCCCGTAGTTTTGTTCAACCATGAGACGTGTTGACAAGGTGGATCAACGATGATTGTCGGATCAGTGGCTTCGATATAGTCGAAATTATGTTGTGGTGTTATTTGATACATTTACTGCTCCACCAAGTTAGCTGTGATGTCATCCATGTAAGCATTGTTATCTACTCCACCTGTTCTGTTCATCCCTATTAAAATATCTAAATTCCTCGTTTCTGCAGGGATTGCGGCTTCAAGGGCTGGAATTTGTAACCAAGGCCCTCCGTCAGTTTCAACCAAGGGTGACCATATTTCACTACCTATAACGTTCATCATAGAATCCCTAAATCGAACGCCTATTTGACTGCTATCGTCGTCGCCAGAGTAGCCATTATACCAGTATTGGAGTTCTAACTTTATAGAAGAAAATTCTATAAAGTAGCGATAATCTTCAAGATTTATGGTTTGTCTGGCACGCGTTTCGGAATCAGTAGAGTAGAAGTAATAGCCACCACTCGGCGCACCTGATAAAGTTCTTCTTTTAAGAGTTCCAACTTCATTAATCCACCCAATGCTTAGGTCTAGCGAGGCATCAGGATTAACCACAGGTAGAGCAATCGGCCCACTGAACGGCATAACTCTATAATTTTTTTGCCCTATCCAAACATTGCCCCCTACTGCTGGGTCAATACAAACAAACACCTCGCCAGTCGTCACATTCAACCAGGTGGCGGGAGAGACTTTTGGATTGATGTTGACGGTCGGGTTCCCCGGCTGAATATAATCGAAGTTGCCTCGTTTAAATATGTCGCCCATAGATTATTCCTTATACCGGAACCGAAGTGCCGAGCTGGCCCTTCCAGATATTCGCCCCAGTCGTGTTGTCGGTACAGACGAAGATCTCACCTGTAAGGACATTCAGCCAGGAACAAGGCACAAACGCCGGGTTAACGTCCACCGTCGGATTCCCGGCCACCTCGTAGTTGGCGACCGGCATCCGATCCTGGCGCATCATGGCGATCCGCGGGTTGCCCAGATAGCTCATCAGCTGATCTCCATTACCGAAAGAATAATGTCCACGCTGTCGGTGGTATCGGCGGTCGCGGTAATCGTATCCGCCGCTTCTAGCACCAGTTTGCCGTCGAGCATGCCAAGGGATGCGCCGGCCGGAACCGGCAGAGTCTTACCCATCTGTTTGCCGGCTGCCGTGACGTCCACGGTTATCATCGTTCCGAGCTTGTTGGCGACGTTGAAACCGATCACTACTGTGGTAGTGGCCGCCGGCACGGTATAGATAGTTGACTCTGAAGTAGAAACCGACGCCAGCAGGCGCTTAAAGGTGTTGGCCATAAAGTCTCCTAACTCAAAGCAATCACCAGGGCGACAACATCCCCGATGGTCGGATATTCCGAAATATCTGTTTCGGCCAGTTCTTTCCAGTAGGCGTTGCCGTTACCCTGCGAGGCCAGGACCCGGTCGGCAGGGGTCGCTTCGGTGTCGATATCGGCGATCGTATGCTCGTGTTCTTCCAGGGCGTGTACGCCGTTATGGTTGTGATCAATCTCCGCCCATTCATCGCCATGGGTATGGTTGATTGTCGGCACAGATACCCCAATATCTGCATCTCTTAAGATCGTGGCATCTATGGGCTCATACATGCCTGCATGGGCGTGATTCTGATCGGCAACTGATACGCCGATATCACCGTCTTTAAGGATCGTCGCATCGGCGGGCTCGTACACATCGGCGTGCAGATGGTCGGTATTGGATTTATCGGCCAGCAGCAGATCGGTTTCACCTTCGGTATAATAAAGATCATCGTGGCTGTGGACCTGTGCCGCGACCACCGTGCCGATCTGGGCGCTTTTCAGCAGCGTGGCATCGGCCGGTTCATAGACTCCGGTATGCAGATGATCTGTATTCGACTTGCCGAGCAACAAAGCAGCAGCTTCTGCTTCGGTGTAGTAGCGATCGTCGTGCGCATGCGTCTGCGCTGCGACCGTAACCCCGATATCCGCATCCTTGAGGATTGTGCCGTCAGCAGGCTCGTAGGGATGGGAATGACCGGAAGGGGGGTAAGTATCAGGCTTTCCGCTTACGCCGCTCCAGGGGGCTATATCGGCGTTTACCGCCGCATTGACCTTGCCATCGTCGTCGGTATCGTAAGCTGACTTGAGCATATTGTCGGGGCCGAGCTCACCAGCCGGTCCGGCAATGCCTTGAGGGCCGCGTTCCTTGATGCGCACGGTATAGCTCTGCACCGCCTTGACGCGGATGGTGGCAACAGCGGTCTGTTTGATGCGGATCGTGGTCGCCACGTTAGGCCTCCTGCTGCGTTACCGTACCGAGGAAGGTGATCTCCCCTTTGAGATAGTGGGTCTTGTCATCACCGATAATCACCAGCACGTCGTAGTAACCGACGTTTTTGGTGATCGCCGCGGTGACGGTATCGGTCAGCGACAAGGTTATTTCATTGGAAGCATTCATGGCAACATTAAAATCATGGATCAGGGTGGCGGCCGGTTCCGGTTTTTCCCGGATCTGTGACAAAACGGTGGCATCGGTCAAATCGAGGATCGATACCGTACCGTCAGCGTCGAGTTCGATATCGAAGGTAAAAGCAAAATCGTCGCCACGTTGCACGGTCAGGTTCCTGGTTGCGGGGGTAATATTCATAAGATCTGCAGCTCCTTCATCTTCTTCCGAATAAGGTCTTTTTCCTGCGGCGAACGATCGTTGCGACGCTGAACGTTGTAGAACTTCTTGCGCAGCGTCGTCTTGTGTTTCCTTTTTTCCGTATCGGTCATGTACTGCCAGGTCTCCATTGCCCCGGTGATGGTCAGGCCTTTGAGCGCAGACGATAAGGGGTCCTTGTAGCGTGGGTTGCGCTTGCCGTTAATCCTTGGCTGTTTCTGCAAGGCGTTTTGAAACTGCCTGGTCGAGAGTTTGCCGGCGGCCCGCAGTTCCTTAACGGCGGAAGGATCGCCCTGGGCGTATTGATAAACCGCTCGGCGGATGGTTTCGCTTTCTTCCATGTCCTCCGGATCGATCCGCCGGCCTTTGTATTCTTGCCTTCTGATTTCAAAGGCCTTGTTGGCGGCATCGGAACGTTTCGCCGAAGCAGGGGCATCGGTAAACCCTGCCAGGCCAATTGCCGCTCCACCGCTAAAGCCTTTCTTCTGTATCGACCGCGCTACGGTGGATAGCGAAATTGGCATAACCAGAGCAATGTGCGCGGCTTGTTTGGCGGCCCGAGTGACAAAGCCATCATCATGCGCAGTAATCGATACCCCTCGCCAATCTTCACCATTGATCACTTCAATCGTTTTACCCACCAAGGAGTTAAACCTGCCAGTAACCAGTTTTGATAGTTCCTGATTATCCCCGATCAACCCGAGATGGCGCATGATTTTGTACAGCTCAGTGATATAAGACGGCACGGTAATCCGACCTTGCGGGTCGTCCCGCGAAACCCGCGGAAAGAGCATCTTGGTCAGAAGAGGGGTTTCTTCATCATCCGGCACTTCGTCTTCACCGCCCGCTGCCCCAATGGCCAGATAGGCGGTCGAGACCAGACCGACGGTCAGCATGTGTGACATCAAGGCTGTTACCCCCCAATATCCTTTAGTCGTCAGTTGATATTGTTCGCCCTTGATGGTGAACCAGCCGAGTTTGCCGAGATCGTAGCCGGCCTTACCGAGGGCGACCCAGGAACCGGCCATCCAGGTGAAGGAGCGGAAGAGGAACTGCAGCGCGGTCTTGGCGGTCGGCTTCATCCACATGTTTTTCCAGTTCACTTCGCCAAACCGATCTTCGATGAAGAACATCACGTCGCGGGCGATTTCATCCTTGGTCTTGCTGCCGGCCGCAATTGCGTCTTTCTGCCGATCCAGCTCCAAAGTGTATTCTTGGGCCCACATCGCCATTTTTACCCGGGGAATGCCGTATTCCATGAGGAAAGCCGATGGCGCCTGCATCAAACCAAACAGGGTCGTCTTGCTGACCGCCTTCCACTTCTTGCCAGATTTGGCCATTTCGTTGTCGAACACTTCACCGCCCGAGTCCATCATCGCCTTTAACGACAGATCGGAGACGATACCGCGTTCGAACTGCACTTCGCCGTTAACCACATTCAGCTTGTCCTCTTTACTGGTGTAGCGCATCTTGCCATAACCGTGCACCGAGGAGCGCAGGCTTTCGTCCTGGCCGAGCATGCCGCCAACCCCGTCGTAGTAGGTCTTGACCAGGTCGAGCAGATCGACGCTGCTGGTGCCGAGCAGTTCGTTGGCTTTTTGGATTACCGCCGGATCGGTCGCCAGGCTTTCATCGGCGATGACCGCGGTCAACAAGGTCACCAGCTGATTGGCCTTGCCAAAGGTTTTGCCTGGGCGGAAGGCGTTGATGAAACGCTTGACCCGTTCGGAACCTTTGTAGCGCTGCAGGACGTGTCCCGCTTCGGACGAGACCATTTCCTGGCCGATGGTCATCAGGTGAAACATCGACACAGCAAATTCCACCGAGGTCTGCATATTTTTGACATTCATCACCTGGTTACCGCTAATACCCATGAACGTGCCGTTGCGAATATGATCCTTACCCAGCAAGATATTGAGCATGTTGGCGAGATCTTTACGCATATAGAACTGACCAATCTGCGCCGTATCGGCGGTCGCCAGTTCGCGTTCTGCATAATGCGGAATACCAGTTTCCTGTTGCTTCTGAGTTGCAAACTCATTGGCCTGTCGTTCGGTCTGAAAGGTCTGCTGATGCGGCAAGCGATCGCCCTGGGGGGTAACAAGCAACACCCGCCATTGCGCGGTATGCTGCTGTGAGAGGCCCTTGCCGGTTTCGATGGTGGCCATACTAAAAGTAGCAGGATCTTCCTGTAAGCCCTGGTTCAGAGCTTGGCTAGCTTCTTCGTGGGTTCCATAAACCGCTTCGCGATTCTGCTGTTGCAGATAATCGCCACCGGCCAGTTGGATGCGAAAGGTTTCCGGCAGATCGAGCTTGGCCAGTATCTTAAAGACGTTATCGTTGACCGGCACATAACCTTCCTTGGCCGCTTTCGTCTCGCGGTTTTCGCCATGGAAGCCCTTGATCAGCTTCTTGCTCATGCCTTCCTGCAACACTTCATGTAAGGTGATCAACCGTTGGGCGTCGTGCATGTAGCGGAGAAAGAGGTCGTGGGGATTGAGGGTCTGCGCCTCAATCTGGTATTCCTCGGCGATCTCCCTGGTCGTTCTTTCCATATCGCGGTTCTTTAAGAAGCGCTTGTTGCCTTCGAGTTTGGAATATTCCGGATTGACCGCCCAGTCATAACTGTCGTCGAGGACAATACCGTTCTTACTGAACCAGCGGATCGACTGCCCGTAATGAGTCGCGTTGTGCGGCAAATCGGGATAGATCTTCCGTAGAGCGGTGTACATGATGTCGGCCTGCTCTTTATACTGCTGAAAGACTTCGATCACCTCGTCGCTGTAACCAAGCGCCTTGGCCTTGGCGATACCGCTGGCGTTCGGGCGGACAGGCGTACCGACATCGATCGGGTCCTGGGTGCGAACCATGGTCTTTTCATAGGCCTGTTTCGACTTCTTGTTGAACTGCCATTCGGTCAGTTTGCCGTCCGCCCGCGCCCGCAGCAAGGCGGTCATATGTTTATCGTAAGCCGTCAAGACTTTTAGATCGGTTGAACGCTCGGCGGTAACGCCGCGAGCGAAGTCATCGTTGAGCTTTTCCAGTTGTTCCGGAGTCCAGCCGTGAAAGGTGCGGCGATACTTTTCCAGCTTGCGGCTTAACTGATCTTTCAGATAGGTGCCGGCATGCGCCGCCTTGTACGCCAGCTTGGTTTCTTCCGGACTGGCCCAGAGGTCGGCGTGAATGAATTTGGGCCGGATCTCTTTAAATTTATCGAACACCAGCTTGGCGAACTTCTCGATACTGGTCATGAACTGTTTGCGCGAGATCGAACCGGTGGGGAAGATCGCTTTCCAGATCTTGCCGCTTAAGGCTTGGCCGCTTTGCACTGCAGTCTGAAACTGCTCGCCGGCATACCGCACGTCGCGGCCTGGCTCCAGCGAGAAGCCGAGCGTTTCAGCAAACAAGGAATAGATCGAATTCATATCTGATTTCTGTAGCAACAGATCCTTTTCGAAACTGAAGCCATTGGCCTTGGACGAAAACTCGAAGAACGTGGTTAATTGCGGCAGCAGACGCAGAATCAGTTTGGCGGCTAAGGTCCGCCCGGGTAGGGTTTTAGCCAGATGCTCGTAGAACGCCTTACTGGTGGCGACGTCAGCGAACAGTTCGCTCATGACTTCCTGCTCAGCCTGTTCGCGAGAGATGCCTTCCTTGACCGCGGTGGCGGCAATCGCCTGGTTCAAAAGGGTGATACTCCGCAGGTTTGGGCCGTCTTCGTTCATCCCGGACAGATAGGTGTCTTGGATAAAGCGGTTGGCCAGTTCACCGCGGTACAGACCGGGGTTAGCGATCATGTGCTGCAACGAGTTTCTGAAGGCCAGGAATTCGCCTTTGGTCAGCTTGTTCAAGACATGATGAAAGACTTCGTGGGCAAAGACCCGGGCCAGATCGACCTTGCCAACTCGGGCATTGAGGATGATTTTTGAGCGGCCATCGGTGGCTTTGCCAACATACCGCGAACGATAACCTGGTGCATTGACCAGTACCAGGTCGGCGCCGAACAGACTAGCCACCTTGTTCAGCATCTGTTCAAACAGGCTTTGCTCGTTCAAGAGGATCGGCGTCAGGTTGTTGAGACTGAACTGGCCGACAGTCAGATAGGGATGTTGGCTTTGCAGTTCTTGCTCAAACGAATCAAGTTGGGCTTTTGGCACAAAGTAATCACTGATCTCCACCTCCAGCGAACGCAAGTACTTTTCCGTCGCTAGAGACAGGACCTTCTCCACCTTGCGGTCATCGGCGGTAGCGGCTTTTTTGCGATAGTCGGCCGAGCGTTCCTGTTTGATGGTTTGATCGAGGGCGCGCAGTGCTTGCAGCTCATAGACCCTGGCAGCTTCTACAGTGCGCGTTTGCACGGCGTCAAGGGTAACGGCCTGCCCCTGATCGTATTTCTGCTCATAAAGCCCGCCCAGCTCCTTGCCGAGCTTCTGTAGCAGAAAGGTACGAACCTCCTTCTGTGCTGCAGCGGCAACAGCTTCTTTATCGTTGCGGGACGCCTTATCCAGCGCCTGCAAGGCTCGGTGATGAAAGCCGGTCAGTTCTTCTTGTCGATGGTCAAGTAACTGTTGGGTCAAAACACTTTTGAAGGCGACCGGATCGGCGCCATGTTGTTGAAAGAGTTCGTACAGTTCGGCGGCGGTTTTCTGCAGCGGTTTGTATTTGGCCGCTTTGGCCAGTTTTTCAAAGTAATCGTTGTCGAGGATCTTGGCCGCTTTGAACTGGCGGTTCCACAGTCCGGCCTTAATGGCGATATCCATGGTCTGCGCCTGCCGTTCGGCGGTTTTCAGTTCACCATCTTCCTGCGCGGTACGGGTTTTATTCTTTTCTTGCAGTTCGCTGATCCGCTCATGCAGGGCTTCGTTGGCTTTGAACATCTCTTCGGTGACCGGGGCGCCGTTCAGAAGCAGATTGCGCTCGATCGCTTCCCCCCAGAGATTGCGCCGGGTGTTGTCCTGGGTCCAGGCAAAGAGTTGGGTGACCGCCCCTGGAGCCAGTTCGCGGCCGGTGCGCTGAATTGGCAGGTTCTTTTCTTCCATGGCTACAACGTCGAGTTCGTTCATCGGCATCGGTTCCGACCAGGTACCGTTCGGCCGTTTGGTGCGGACCCAGAGAACCTTGGAAGTATCGTGCCTACGGCCGTCCTGGTTCATACTGCCATAGATATTGATCAGTGGTTCGGTGTTGCGAATATCCCAGGCGGCCTTGGACATGAACATGGTGATATCGCCGGAGTCGGGAGCGGGCCGGCCGTTGTTCAGGGCTTCGAGATTTTCCGGCAAGGCTTCGGCAACTTGTTCATCACTCCAGGCGCTCTTCTCGTCCCAACCCGCCTGCACCATAAAGTTGCGCAACAACTGCCGTACCACCAACCCCTGAGTGGGATCATCAGTTGGCCTGGTCTTGTTGGCCGCTTTGTCGAGATAGCGGAAATCATCAGTCGCCAGGGTATTGCGGCGCATGGTGTTGAGTACCCGGCCGATATCGAGGATATGGGCCTTCTTCTTCAAACCTTCATTGGCGAGGGTATAAAGCGCATCGAGAAAGGGTACGATGTTCTGTGCCGCCAACCGGTTGATGGTCGCCTGAGAGACGTCAGCTTGACGCAACTCCTTACCGTCGAGATAAGACTGGGTTGCTGAACGAAACAGGCCGTACTGTTTTTCCCGGGCCTGCGCTTTCGATAGGCGGCGTACTTCCTGTCGCGACCGGGCCAGGGCCCGCTTCAAAGTGGGATTGTTGCTGGCCAACTTCTCTAGTGAAGTTACTGTCTGCAATCCCTTGGTGGCATTCTCCAGCACCTTTGGGTCGACCTGGCTCAACACCGCTTCTTCTGCGCGGATCTCTTCGTTGAAGAGTTGATTGACTTCAACTTCTTCCTTGGCGGTCAGATCGTATTCGTCGATATCCGGTAGGCGTTCGTCGTATTCCAACAGATCGCTGAGAAACTGCGGCAGGCCCGGCTTCAGCTTGCGCAGTGTGGTGATCTTTTCTTTGGCCAGCAGCGCCTTCACCACCAGATCGATATCGTAGCGTTCTTTGAGTGAATCAAGAATGTTGGCAATGAAGGCGGCTGGGCTCTGTTCGCCTTCGGCGGCAGTCGCCAGTTCCGGATTAGCCATCATCTGTTCAAAGGCGTCGCTGAGCGCTTTTTGTTGGGTCGGATCATCGGCGGCCAGATCCTGTTCCAGATCATCACTCGGTCGGCGCAGGTAATCGAATCGCGCCCGATCGGGATCGACGCCTGGGGTCAATTCGTCCGCATCGAGCCCGCCGACCCCCTTCTTCGGATTGGCGTCAAGGTTATCGATCGGCTTTAGTTTGCGCGGCTTGGCTACGCCGGAGAAGGCATCATCCCCTTCTTCTTCTGAGCCGTCATAAAACTCCTCCTGCGCGGCGGCTTCGCCCTGATCAAGCCAGCGTTCTTCCTGGGCGAGTTGGCCGGCATAGATCTCTTCCTGGGTTTTGGCCAGTTCGTCTTCAACGCTTTGCAATTCTTCGGCGACAGCATCCAGTTTCATTTCAATCCCGGAATTATCCCCCAAGTCAGCCTTAACAGTTTCTAGCGTCGTGAGTTCATTGGTTAAGCTTTCGCGGCGGTTCTGTAGATATTCGATCCGCCGAACAGTTTTCGCTTTACCGCGGTCGGCGATACTCTCGCGATCCTTTTCCTGCTTGGCGGCGTCTTTGAGTTGCTGGGCGCGTTCCCGAAACAGTGACTTACGCTGCTCCTCACTGAGATGCACCCCAGTGATCTGCTCCATGAGCTGTTTGTGGTCTCGCTCTTCCTTGTTGAGTGGGCGCTTATGCTCCGGCAGCACCTTTGCCATAGCCGCCATTAGCTCTTCAACCGAGCCATAATCATCACTGACCACTTGTTCCTGCAGTGGGGCAGTAGCAGTCGGGGCGAGTTGTTGTTGGAGCCGCTGTCCGAGCGCCGCAATCCGCGCCTGATTCTCCGGGGAAGCGGACTGATAGGCTTTACGCAGGGTGGGCAGCAAACCATTGTAATGCTGCTGCAGGGTCAACAGGCGCTTCTGGCCGGCTTTGGACGGTGCGGGACTGCTCTGCTTATCAGCCGGGGGTTCTTTGAGCGAGAAGGCAAAGTCCAGCCAGAAGTCGGCCGGCGGGCTTTTCTCCTTGTCCTTCCACTGGTTCTTCTGGCCAAGGCCTTTCTGTTCTTCGTTCCGTTGGGCAAAGGGTACCGACTCCGCGGAAATCAGCTCTTCGCCATCGCGAGCGGTAACTTCCCGCTGGGCTTTCAGCTTCCAGTAGTTGTCGCTGCTCCTCTGCCGCCCGGGAGTTTTGCGGATCTTTTCATAGAGAGTCTGCAGGGCCCCTTCGGGATTGCTGTAATCCTCTTCAACCGCAAGTGCAGTTTCCTTTGGCTGATTAACCGTCTGACGTAAATCGTCGAGATAGGCGGTCTTTTCGGTTAATGGATCGGTGGCGGGCGCGGCTTCCTTTGCGGCGGCAGACGATTCTTTCAGCGCAGCTTCGTAAGCCTTCACCAGTACCCGGATAAAATTACTCTGCTCACCCTTCCCTTCCCAACGACTGCCCTTGACTCCAACGGTATGTTCCGAGGCTTTGAGGAAATCCACGCCCCCGCGTTGAGTAATTTCCTCCACCAACTCCGGATGCCGTTTGAACTTTTCCACCTGCAATCCGTACATCAGGTTCATGTCGTAGTGCAACGCTTCATCGGCGTTTAGTTGCGGAGCCTTCTTACGGCTGGCGTTGGCTTTGTAAGCGGTTTCCACGTCAAAATAGTTTTTGCCATCCTTCTTACTACCCCAAGTTGGATTAGTGAGCGCTCGACCTAATGGATCGCCCGCCCGTGTAGAAATGTTGATACCTTTTGCTTCGGTTGTTTGAGCAGGCGCGGCTTGTTTACTTCTTTCCGCATACTGCCTGCCCATCTCTAACAGCTCGGCCTTTAATTCGCCTTCAGGAAGGCCCTGGTACGCCTCCCTGAGCGACGTTAGGGTGGCGGGGGTAGTCGTGCCTTCCTCGATCTCGCCAAACGCTCTGTCGATCAATTTGCTTACTTTATTGTCGCGTTGGGCGGTCAGATGTTCATCAACCACTGGATCGCCAGTCGGCTTAAGGCTGAACGACCCGCGCTGTTCGGCGAGTTTGGAACCTTTATATGCAGTCCATAGTTTGACGGCGTACTGCTTGACCGCTTCGCCGAACTGCTGTACCAGCTGTTTAGAGAATTCGCCAAAATTCTTTGCCGCGGTATAGATCTGACTGACCGCTTGGCGGAAGAGTGGCGTTTCTATTCCAATAGCCTGGGCAATTGGATGATGAATCGGGTCGGCTTCCTGTTGCTGGATTTCTTCTTCGGTGATCAACGCTTCGTTCTGCGCCGCCTGATGTTCGATCTCCTGCTGCTTCTCCGCTGTTTGGCCGCGCAGCGCCAGCACCGTCTGCCCGGTGGCGAGTTCATCAATGGTCGGGGCCTCGGTCAGTAAGGATTGGCTTGCTGTACCCTGGGCCAGACCGGTCTCCTGTTTGACTTCTTCAGCAGCAAGGCGCTGTTCGGTTTCACTGAGCAGTTCCTGGTGGGCCTGTTCGCGGGCAGCCTCGTTAAGCTGCAACTTTTGCTGATAGGCGCCCATTGGTCCACCCATCGCCATGCCGGACAGAGCCCCCATGCCGGCTGCTTCCGATAAACCTTCGCTCCAAGGCTTATCGGTGGCGACGTTCATGATGACCTGTTCCTGCATCGACTGCGGCAGTTCTTCAACAAAGCCTTCCATCAAAGCGCCTTCGGCAAACCGCCTGGCACCGCTTTTCCGTGCGCCTTTCAATAACACTTCCTGCGGGGTTGGCGCATCGATATCGCCGATCCCTAATTTGCCGCCGAGTTTATTACTAACTCCACCAAGCAAGCCGGTCAATCCGCCAGCCAAAGCCGCATAGCCGCGATCACCAAGATCGGTCTCGCCTTTTTCCTGACGGAGTTGTTCCATGGTTGAACCAGCGGTGACCAAGCCTTCACCTAATCCGGCTTGCAACCAGGGGCTGGCCTTGACCAGCGCTGAAGCCTTACCGGCTACTCCACCCAACCCACGGCCGATCAGCATCGAGGGGATCGACTGCACCACGGTACCGGCAACGGTTGCCGGGTTACTGAATGCTTCACCCATGCCGCCCCAAAAGCTTTCGTCAAAAGCCTCGGAAACGTCTCGCTGTTCCGCCTGCCGTTCATCGGAATAGAGGTCGGAAAGGATTTCGTGGGTCGCTTTCGGGTCGTAACCGATCTTGCTGAGCGATGAACCGAGTGACAGTTTGGGGAACAACGTCGACACCGGGTTAAGAAAATCGACTAAACCAACCGCCGATTCGCCGGCACCGACCACTGCCCGCATAGCGTCAACGCCAACATCCTTAGTCCGGTCAAGAAAAGAAGCGTTCTTTACCGGCTCGCCCGTCTGTTTCCGCAGGGCATATTCAACCATGCTTTCCGACAATGCACCCGCCATTATTTACTCCCAGGTTACTTTTGAGGGCTGGCCTTCAACGTCTTTGCCGAATATGAGACCACCTTTGACCGGATCCACTTGTGGAGTGAATTTTGCCTTTTTGCCCGCAGCGACCTGATCACCGGTTTCCGATAGGTTGGAAATTGTCGCGGAAAGAAAGTTCATCAACCCTTCGGGGTCGCCGGCAAAGTGTTCCTGAAGGCGGGGAATTGCCGCCGCCATGGTTTCAAGAATCTTATTGCGCCGGGCGTCTTCCTTGCTGTCGAGCTTCAACAGTTCAGCGGGAGTCATGCCTTCGGCCTGCGCCTGCTTCAGGAGATTCATGGAGAACTCGTTGCTTTCCAATGCCGAACGGTTCTTGGCGGTTTCGGAACCGATTCGTTCCTGCACCAATTCATTGTGGTCCCGATTGTAGAGGTCGTTAGCTCGTCCTTGCGCTTCCCCGCGAGCCATGATCGAGGCAATCGGCGAATCGCTCGGCCGCACCTTGGCCATAATGTCTGCATAATCAGGGGTCTGTCGGCCAGGGCCATCCATTAAAGCCGGACCGGACGAAGTTAACCGGCCGGCACCAGTTATTTGGCGATTGCCGTAGAAACCATCCATCCCTGCCATTGGAGAAAGCCCCTGTTGCTTAGCCACGTCTTCGATATTGGTGAAGTAGGGGTTGGCCTGCTTGGTTGGCACTTGCGGTCCTGCGGGCTCATTAGGGCTATTCCCGGTGGGATTGTCGAGAGAGGCCGGATCTTCAAAAAGATATGCGGTATGTGGATCTTCCATCCCGGGTTGGGCGAAGGAGTTCTTAATCGCACTGCCGGCCGACTTGAGCCACTGCCCGATCGGTAGGGGTTTGTCGAAACTTGGTTCTTCCATCCCGGGTTGGGCGAAAGAGTTCGCTATTGCTTCACCAGTAGATTGAGCAATGGCCTGAACCGGTAGCGCCGTCGGCGAATTATTCGGTGCATCCTTCAGTGGCGCAAGTTGTTGTGGTGGGGTGGTCAGATTATTCATCGCTGCCCGGCCATTTGCTTTAACCAGTTGTCCGACAGGCCAAGGGGATTTGCTCGGCAAGGCATACGCCTCCATGCCATTCGGCGGCATACGCTTCTGTACTGCGGGTTTTCCGGCTTTCTGCACCGCAAATGGATTCTTTGCCGCCGGGTAAGCCAGCTCTTTATTAAAACGATCGGCCATGACGTTCTCCTCTGGTTAGGCTTTTTTGTCGACGTAATCGATAGCGGTGTAGGAGCCAAGTTTACCGAGCACTGCGCCCTTGTAGTAATCTACGGTTTCCCCGGCGGCCTGGATGCGGGACTTGTAAGTTTCGACCCACATCTCAACTTGTTTGGTCATTTCCTGCATTTCAGCTTGCAGTCGCGCCATGTTCTTCTGATTCTTAAGTGTTTCTTCTTCCAGCTCGAACTCGACGTTGCGCTTATTGGTGTCGTTGACCAAGCCGATCATCTGCATTTCGGCGCTGATCCGGGCGATTTCCGCCGAGACGTCCATCTGATACTTCTTCACCAGATAGTCAGCCGCTTGCCAGTAGATCTTGGCGTATTCGAGCTGAAAGCGCGAGCGGATGTCTTCCATGCGGATGGCGATATCCATCGCATGTTGTTTCTCCTGCAAGGACTTATCGGCGATCAGGGCGGTGATCTCCTTGTTGCGATCGGCGGCGGTATTCTGGTATTGGCGGATAACTTCGTTACGCGCCGCGGTCAACATCGAAGTCGGAATCGGAAAGCCGCGGCGGGCCTGCAACCGATCGGCAGCATCTAGGGCATCGTTCAGGGTTTGTAGATCTCGCTGGCGAGAGGCTTCAAATAGGGCGTCCTGCACTTCCATCGCCAGGAAATAGCTTTGCGAATCGATATACGAACGCAGCCGTTCATCGAGAAAGTTGTTAAAAAAGTCTGAGGAGTAGGTATGCTTGGTCAGCATGTCGGCGCTGATATAGTCTTCCGGATTGAAAACAAACGCCGGAATATTCAGCCCTTGCCAATCTATTGGCAGATCGCCGCGCGACGGGGTCGGAACCGATGGCGGCTCCTGAATCGACCAGTCCGGCACCGAGAAGCTGGTGACGATATCGGAGAGATCGAAAGTTGCGCTCATCGTTTCACCGGCAGCGGTGATCAATTCCTGGATGCTGTCCTTGACCGCGCTGTCGAGTTTTTCATAATCGGCCTGCACCGCCGAGACATACGCGGCATTGCTTTCCGTATCAGACGCCATACTTTGCTCCTATTGAAAACGCCGCTTCAGATCGTGAACCAACACTTCCACTCCATCGACCAACAAATCCCCCCCCGCCTGGTTCTCAATACCAAACTGCCAAGTCTGTCCTTCCAGGCCCTGTGGCAGTAACTGGCGAAAGCGTCGCAGGCCCTGCGGGATGTTGCTGACCGGTTTATTAAAGAACCGTTCCTGTTGTTCATCGACTACCGCGATCACGCGGATATCCGACTGCGCTAAGTTACGCATATTAATGGATAAACTGTCAATACGCTTCTGTCCGGCGGTATTCAGATCGGTTTCCTGCCAGCGCAGTTTGGCGTCGACGCTAGTGGAACCGTCCTGGCCGATCCGTAACCCGTAAATTCCGTCGGGCATCGCCACCAGTTCTTCTCCATTGAAGCGGCCGTAACCGCTCGCCGACCAGTTCTCATAAGTAGAATGTGCCTTGGTGCGTGTATTGACCACCCACACCGCTACCCCGGTACTGGCCAGCAAGGCCTGCAGACTCGCCGTCCAGGTAAAGAGCGGAAAAGATACCTGCAAGCTCGCGCTTTGGTTGCCGGGAGACAACGAGAACGCCGTGGAGAAGGATGGAAAGACAATCTGCAGGGTTTCCCCTGCCCGAGAGGAGAAGTCGGCCGAGAAGGCCGGGAAGACCGCCGATAGGAGGTGCAGACTACCAGACACCATCTGCAGGGAAGTATCAAACGCAGCGAAAGGAATATGAAACCCATCACTGCGGATCTTGAAGTTGGTTAAGGCAAAGAGCGGGAATTCAATATCCAGCGCCATCTGCGAATGGGTGAAGACAACGCCGAACAGCGGAAAGTCGATAGACATCACCGCACTGCTGTCGACGATCGCCGCCGGTGCGGCAGAAAGCTGAACGATACCGCCACCTGGGCGGATCAGCGGCCGCATCGGTTATTCTTCGCAGATGAATTTAGGCAGACAGTTGACCGCTTCCGGCGCGTTGACCACAATCGCCAGATAACCACCACCCGGGACGATAATTTCCTGGCCGTCGGGAAACTGCACTTCATAGCCCGACTGCGGGTGGATCTCCAAAACATCGATAATATCGCTGTTGGTCGGCTCAAGGGTAGCGGTGTGCGCTGCAGTGGTCTGCACTGTTTCTGCCGCTACCTGCCGTTTAAGTGGAGTTAAGGCGGTCATTGTGCCAGCCGATAGTTGGCGCATGATTTGGACAATAACTGGTGCGGCGGTCACTGTCTGGCCGTCGAAGAAGATACCCCAGCCCTTGATCTTCACCCGCTGGTTGGCGGGGGCGGCGATCTGCAAAACCGTTTTGGTAATTCCAGCAGCCAAAGCGACTTCGCTAGTTGGTTGGGCGATAAACAGCAATTCAGCCATGATTACTCCTCACAGATCAATTTGGCGCGGACGTTGACCCCTGCTGGGGCAGTGCATTCAATCGCAATGAACGCGCCGCCGGCAACGATTGGTTCAGCGCCCTTGGGAAAGAACCAGGTCTGGCCGCTTTGCGGGTGGACTTCAGCGATATCGTAGACCAGGACCACAGTAGGTTCAACCGTGGCTGGTTCTTTAGCTAAAGACTGAACCGTTTCGGTCGCGCCATTGACGGCGGTTTTCGAGCCGTTGGCGTCTGGTGCCCCGAGAAGGTTGGTAAAGGTTCCGGCTGTGATACCGCCGGTAACGCGTACCTGGACCGGCTCTGCGACCGGATCAATCCCATCGAAATAAACTCCCCAACCGAGCACCTTGACCCGTTGGTTAGCCGGAGCAATGACCTGCAAGACCGACAGAGCCGTTGCGGCGGTCAAGGCCTGTTCGGTGGTTTGGGCGACAAAGCGCACGTTAGCCATAAAAGCTCCTTAGCTCAGTTTTTCGGAAATGGATCCGGAGGTGATGGTATAGACCGCACCCAATTCTACCACCAGCGAGGCGGCGGTCATATCGCCGCCAGAGGTGGCGATAATACCGTCGAAACGCACGTCGGTGTTAGCCACGCCAGTTGCAGTCGATCCACCGGCCACAAACCGGAACCAGCCGAGATTGCCTGCCGCCAAACCGGTCGCCTGCCAGATGGCCGCTTCCTTGGTCAAGAGACCAGCGACGACCGACTCCAGCATGTTCAATCCGTTTTCCGCGGTAGTACCTCCGCCGAAAACCCCGGAAGCGGTTGCTGTCAGAGAGCCGGTAACAGCGACAGCGAAAGTTAGGCTATCGCCCTGCGCCCCGATCCAGTAAGGCAAAGAGAGGATGACGTTGTCGCCGGAGCGGTGGGCGGTGACGCCGAGCGGGTTCTGCCGGGCGTTGATATTGGCGACGATCGCATCGGCAGTTACTGCTGCCGAGGTGGTGTAAGAGACCGCTTCGGAAAGCAAGTTGAAGTCCATGCCACCGAGCTTAACCGAGGCCAGGGTGCCGGTGGCCGCGCCACCAATGAGGATGGTAGCGAAGGATTTGACCGGATCGATATAGGCCAGGCCCTGGGTGGTGTAGATCAATAGATTGGTGGTGGTGGGCGCGGTATCGGCGGTAGTGGGTTGACTCCCGACATAACAGTACAGTCGGCCGTCACGCAGTAGTTCGCGAACCCCGAAGCCTTTGGCCAGTGCGTTGACGAGAGCAGTAGAGCGTCTTATTGCCATAAGTAAAATCTCCTACGAGTAAAGGGTATGGACCTCGAATGAATGAGCAGCCGGGATATTGCCATCTTCTGCACCGTGTATTACGGCGATATACTGCGTCATGCCATCAGCTTCGCGGCGGAAACACTCGCCGGTAATACCTTTTGGCAGTCTTACCAAACCTTCGGACAAATTCTCCAAAGCGCCGCCGGCACGTCCTTCATAAAAGCCGTCGGCCGCCCAATAAACAAGCTGCCGGATCTCTTCTTTTTCCCGAACAAATCCGCTGCCAAAACAGCCGTCCGCCGGGACCTGGTCCGAACGGTTCTGCATGGTCCATTCCTCAGCACCAGCTCCGCCGAGAAAATAAACGCCATTATCGGTCGCCAGCCAGATCCCATCTTCAACAGTTCCGAGCATACGGATATAACCGTCGAGCGGGAATTCGGAAAAGCGCTCGTCACGAATTTCAGCATTATATGGTTTGCTCACATATAAGACGGAGCCCCGGGCGACTAGCAGCGAGCCTTTAAAGAAAGCCAGATATTGTCCGGCCGGCATCACCGCTTCGAACACACCTAGGGTCGGCGCAAACGGGACAAACTCCGCGGCGCTCAGCCAGCCGATCTCCGCCCCATTGGATGCGACGACTTCCTGATTGAAAAAGGCATAACTTAAGCGAGTGTTGGTGCTCAGTGTTACTAAGTCGACAGCAGTGTAACCAGGCTGTAAAACCTTAAGGATTCCTTCGGTAACAAACCAGGCGATTTGGCTATTGTAAGGACTGACTTGTAAACTGTGCGGCGCGGTGACTGCCAGGCGCTGCACCCGGCCCTTGCGAAGCCGTCCCTGGCGTTCATTGGTCAGGTCGAGATTGACCGCTTGAGCCAACTCTTCGAGCCGTTCCCCTTCGGCTGTTTCCCTTAGGTTGGTGACCCCTTTATAAAGGTTTAGCTCAAACGCTCTCATCGGAAGGCTCTCGCCACGGCGGTGGGCTGCAGGCGCCATTCGCGCTGGATCTCCAGTCGGGCGATCCGTTCCAGTTGGTACTTAAACTCTCCTCTGTATCCCAGCGCCTTATCGACATCAAACACTTCTGAGTCTTTTTTGGCATACATCAGTTCCAACACCCCAGGCATAAACGCTTCATGGTATGCGGCGGGAATCTCAGGGATATTGGCGTCATCGGTTAAGGTGGTCAGCGGAAGGCGCCGCACACAGAGCTTGAGAGTATCACTGCCCTGATCGCGGAAGTTAACCGCCAGCTTACCGGTTTCCAGATCAAGGGCGTATTCGGTTGGGACGCCAATTGTCTGCTCCCAGAAAGCATTCTCCATCCATTTGCCAGCCGAGACCTTGTGCAGCGTAAATCCGCGTGACAACCACTTTACTTCATCGATTCGCAGGATCGAGGCGTGTAGTGTGTGCAGCAGCGGTGCGACATCCTGTTGATAGAGCCAGGAAGCGGTGTCATTGGCCAGCAGATAGTCGAGGGTACCTTCGGTATAGGTCGTATGGTCGAGCGGCGCTGAGGAGATTAGGCAGACCGCTGGGGTGGTTGCATCGCGAATACAGAAAGTCTCTTCGGCAATCCGGCGATAGATCCGGTTGATATACCGGTTCATTTCCTCTTCTGGCCAAAGTTTGTCTTCGCTTTTCAGCTCCCTGGCCTGGTCCCAGCACTCTTCCCGGATCTCGCGCAGATTCATGCCTTCTCCTCATAAGCGGCGTCCAGCATCTCCTCGGAGACCTTGAAGCCGCAGATCGCTTCAATATTGCTTGCCAGATGTCGGCCGTCAACAATTAGGTTTGGCGGCAGGATCTTGATCGCATTGCGGATCGAAGCCAGCTTATCCCAGTCGTTCATTCGGGTATTGTCTTGGACTGGTGGAAGCTCTTCACCGTTGAACCCTTCAAGTTTTTGGATTGAGGCACCAGTTTTCTTCCGTTCCAGGAACTCGATCCGGGCTTTAAGCTCGTTGATCTCTTCGATAGCGGCCTCGGACAAGGCCAGCATCTTTTCTTCGAGCACATCGAGCATATCCAGATAGCGTTGTTCTTCGGGTTTTTTTTGCGACATAAAGCCTCCATTGAGCGGGAGAGTTGCCCCTCCCGCTCAGGTCTATGATCAGCTTACTTAGTTAGTGAAAGTGGCCAATCCGGAAGCAGAATCCCCAACGGTGCACAATACCAGGGTCAGTTCGAAGTCAGTGTCGGTGGCCGGTGCGGCGGCCGCAGCCAACACCACCTGCACTTGATCGTCGGCGGTAGCGGTCGGAGGGACTGCCAGGGCTACTCCGTCGCCGATGGTCAGCGAAGCGGTAGCGCGGCGGGCGGCGGCAGCAACAAAGGTTACCCCGGCGGTTTCGGTCTTGAAGGCCAGAGTCGCGGTGGCGCCGAAGTCGGCGGATGTTTTCAGGGCCGCGCCAAGGACCAGGGTTCCTGGGGGCAGTTTCAAGCCGGTCAGATCGGCGGTCGCGGCGGTTACGTCAGCGAGGATGGTGAATTTTACCGTGCGGGTATACACGGCGTTGGCGCGGGTCGCAAGAGCGGCCGGAATACTCTGCCCCTCGACGACGACCATATCAGCAATAACAGCCATAGTGATGCTCCTTTAAAGCGGGGGCAGCCGAAACCGCCCCCGGATGATTATGCGTTTTTGAGGAAGTCGACACCAACCACCGACGGTTTGATAATGTTGAAGCCGTAGACTTGCAGGCCCTGCATCATCTTGCCGAAAGAGAAGGGATTATCGATAATGCGCGACTCGGTGATCTGGGTAGCGAAGGTCGTGCCGTACTTGCAGCCGAAGATTGCCGAAGAAACGTCGGTGGCCGCTTCGGTGGAAGCGGGCAAGTTGTTGGAAAAATAGAGCTCGAAGCGGTCGATACCGGGGATCTTTCCGGCCAGGGCGGGCGCCATATTCTGCCCGGTGGCGTAGGCCAGACCGAAGTTGTTGGACGCCAGGCTCTTCAAGTTCTGGCCGACCCAAACCGGCAACACGACGAAGCGGCCTTCTTCCGGAGCGTTGTTTTCGTCGAGATAGCGGCCGTACTTGAGGATCTGGGCCGAGATCTTGTCGCCGGTGTTGGCTGAGATCGAAGCGGCGGAGGTGCCGAGCACGATGGCCGTACCTTTGACGGTGGTGGAGCCGTCGACGATTGCCTTTTTGGCAGCGGTGAATTCACTGAAACTCGGCATGCCGTAGGCGGCGTCGTAACCGCTAATGGTGGTGGCGAGCTGACCCCCGGCGACGGCCCCGGCAGCGGCCATGGAGATCAGCAAGTTGCGGTCGATGATCTGCTTCATCTGCTCGGCGGCGTCCTTGCCCCATTCGTTCATCAATTTGATGTCGGACTGGAACTCGTCGACCCGGTCGATGGCGAAGGAGAAGCCTTCACCTTGGTCGATCTTCAAGGTCACATACGGGCTGTCGGGATTCTGAACCGGCAGCACCATACCTTTTTTGTAACGGAAGGTTTCGATGGTCGGGCGAGTGCGAATATAGACGGTATCGCCCATATCCTTGATATCGCCTTCGTAATCGGTCTGAGCAATTTTACCGAACAGGGTCGTCGGGTAAAACTTCTTGACCAGCAGCGCGGAATAAACCGCGGAGATGTACTGGCTGGAAGAGCCGGTACTGTAGTCGGGGCTACCGGGTTGAACGGGATATACGGCCATAATAAAAACTCCATCTTACCAGCTGGGGACTTCACAGCGGGTTTTAGGGATTGGCGCGTCTCGCGACGGGCGGTTGACGTTAGTTTCAGCGAATACGGTTTTCAGCCGGAGCCAGCAGCAGATCATTCCACAGCCGCGCCGATTCTTCCGGGGTGATTTTGCCAGCTCGGTCGTCCTTTTCGAATTGGCGGATCGAAGCAGTGGTCCAGATGACCGCCTCGGTCCCCACCGGAGGTGTGGTGGTGGTGCTGCGCGACGGAGCAATCAGCGCCTCTTTCTCCTTGTTCGGTTTAGCCTGGGGCGCCTGGGGCGTTTGGCCCAGATAGGTGTTGAACACCTTGGACAACCGATCGGCATCCCATTTATCGGAATACAGCTTCACCAGCTCCCCATAGGTATACAACCCGCTGGGATCGGGCGACGCCAGGAATTCGCCGAACTTCGGATCCCTACCTTCCCACAACTCGCGCCACTTACCTTGTTCGACCTTCGTATCCAGTATGCGGGCGAAGTCGTCGCGGGCAGCATTGAGTTGGGCTTCTTCTACCGACTGAACCTTTTCCTGGACCGGTTTCATTTCGGTCTTCAGGGTTTCCCGGCCGCGGGCATCGATCAACTTCAGCATCAGATTGGCATGATCGTCTCCGAATTCCTCGCGGAACTGGGCGATAATCGGATCTTCTTCTGTGGCTGCCGGCTCTTCTTTCGGCGCGGGGGTCATCTGTCCCAATCGATCGAAGACCGATTGCTTGAGCTGTTTAAGCTCCGAGGAAAGGCGGGGCACCTCGGCGTCGTACTTGCCTTTGAGGGTCAGGTATCTTTCCCGAAAACTGGGCTCTTCGTCTTCTTCGACCGGGATTTCTTCGGTCGTTTCTTCCGTCACTTCCAGCTCTTCGGTTTCTTCTTCCGGGTCTGGCTCATTGAGCCGTCCGATGAATTCCTCGGCCATGGTGGCGTTATCGACGACCTGTTTGGGGTACTTGAACTCTTCGTTGTTAGTGCTCATCGTTGAAACCTTTCAGGGGCCGGCTTGAGCGGTCTCCCTTGGTTGGGGTTAGCGCCAAATGTTAATCGGGTTTATCGCTTTGTCTGCTTCTTCACAACCAGCAAAGTCTTCTAAGATCTGGTCATAGGCCAGGGCTATTCCTTTATGCAGTTCGTTATACTCCTGAGCGTCGCGCTTGAACGCTGCGTAATTATGCAGCGACAGAAACCGCAGATATTCCAGAAACTCGGGCCCGTCGGCACTGTGCTTGATCCGCTTAAGCAACTGGCGGGTTTGATCATCCATTATTCACCCCCGCTGTCGAGCCGTCCGGGTTGAGTCCTTGGGGCTGGGTCGGTGCTCCGCCACCATTAGCCATCTGGCCATTGTCCTGTACCGGATCAGCGCCACTCATAGTGGCGATCAGTTGATTAAGCGCCATTTCGGCCGACTCACCACCTTCGAGGCGGGCTTTGTCCGGCAGGTCGATATCGTTGGCCTGGGCGATCTGGGCGAGAATGGCGCCGATGTTTTTAGCTCCAAGAATCTGCATGTAGTAGGGGTTGGCGGTTACCTGCATGAACTCGATCTTGCGCTGTGCTGCTTGCTCGCGGGCCAGTAACCCATTGACCCCTTTCGGCACCACGTTGGCGTCGCCCTTGATCGTCTGGTCATCACTGAAGCGCATGTTGTGGTCGTAGCACATCCGTAGATAGGGACCAATCACATCGTCATCAACGTTGGCCACCACCGCCTTTATGGCGCGTGAGGCAGCTGCCAGTAGTTGAGTAAAGACTGTCGCGGTACCGGCGGTCACGCCACTTTGACTGGCGCCCTGGGCGTAAGACGGTACAGTCATTTCGTCGAGAATCTGCGAGAAGAAATTGTAGGCGGTGACCAACTCCTGGACGTGCATCTGCGGCTGGTAATAATTCACCGCCGGCCCGTCGGAACGCATCTGCTTGGAAGTCGATTCGATCTGCCGCCAGGGATAGATCGGCTGGCTTGTGTCGACCCGGTCCTTGTCCACTTCAGCCATCGGCCCGGAAGCGATCCCGCAGTTGTTGATCAGGGCACGGACCACCGCATTCATGGCATCTTCGACTGGCGCGGAGAATTCGATCAAGCCTTCGCCAACTACGGCGCCTGGAGTTTTGGCCCAGGAGGAGAAGTGATACGGCTTGCGGCCAAGGGGATCGGGGTTGACCACTGCCTTGATGACGTGTTCGCCGATCTTCCAGCAGTTGACCTGATACTGGCGGGCGGTATCGAGTTCGCCAAGTTCGCCTTGTTCGTCCCACTCGATCAGCAGTTTGCCCGACACCGAACCGTAGAATTCCTGCGCATGATAGAGTTCGCCGGTTTCACCGGACGCGATCTGCGTGACCGGCGTGGTCGGGGCGTTGACACCGAGATTGTCGATCAGTTGTTTGACTTGTTTTTCGTCGTCGAGGGTTAGCCACTTCGCTTTCAGTTTCTTGTTGTCGATCAGGTCGAGTACTGTGCGCAGTTCCTTTTCCTCGTAACCCGGCACCCCGATCAGGTTGGCAATATCCTGGCGCGACAGTTCGTGCAATTCAACCAGGTCGCCTCCTTTAGTTAGGGAGGGGAAGAGATTGAACGGCGATGGGGCATAGACCTCGAAAGCCAAGTCTTCAACGGTGGTCATTTCGATCAAGCCGTCGGGGTTGACGATCCACTGCGGTTTCTTCTTTTTGGTCAGGACTGGGCCCTTGATGGCGCCAAACTTGAGGCGGACGAAGTACCAGAGGAAGTCTTTGAAGGCGTCGTTCCAACCGGCTTCCTGGTTCTGGTCGCGGATTAGTTTCTCGGCTCGTAGACAGCGCTCCTTGGCTTCCTTGTTCAAATCCTCTTTGGCCAGATCGAGTTGTTCCTGATAATAGTCGTTGATGATTTTTGAGACACTGAACTGATCAACCGGCAGACCGCGTTGAGCCAGATCCTGTTGCAGGGTCATGGCCTGCTGTTGGGTTTGGGTGGTGATTTCGGCCAGGGTTTCATCTGGCAGGGTCGGTACTGCGGTCGGCTCCAGCGCCCACGGCAGGTCCTGGTCACCTTTATAGATATCCTTGACCCAGGAGGTCGCGGCACGGCATTTATTTTCCGCATTACGGAAATAGGCCTCGGAACCGCGAAAGGCTTTCAGCGCCGCCTTCATATCGTCACTGTACTCGCCTCGGATCCGTTTTAAGTCACAAACCATCTGCTGCCGAACCGCCTTAAACCCCTCGACATTCTGTTTCCAAACACTGTCAATATGTTTGGCCAGTTGTTTAATGATCGGCCGCTGGTCTTCTAGCTTCTCAGCTAGAAACGCTAAATCAGCCGTTGGATCGCCAGTGGTGTTGGGTCGCGTGATCGGCAGCGCCATATCAGTCCATTTCCGCCATCAGATCGTCGATTGCTTTTTGGCGGGCGCGAATCGCGTTTTCAACCTGCTTGGCCGCGCCACTACCAGGAACGGACAGTTTGTTTTTGGCTGGTTTTTTGGCGGGTAACGCTGTGTTGGCTTTTTTGAGCCGTTCGTTCAGGGAGGCCATGATTTACTCCGTAATTTTGAGGTCGGTGATTTGCAGCGTGAGCTGCTGTGAATACGAGTCGGTGTTTTCCGATTCCGACATCAACTGCAGTCTGGCCTTGCCAGTCAAAGTCAGGACCTGGCCCACGGCGAGATCTTCGAGCTTCAAACCCAGGGCGGTGATCTGTTCCTTGCGCAGCTCGATACTTGTGCCGTAAGGGTAGATTTCCTCTGGGCAACAATCCGGCTCGCTCTTTTTGGGTTTGAACGACGGCATCTTGAGACTTACCAGACCCTTGTCCAGGGTTTCCTTTAAACTGGCCATCGGCTCTCCTTTCAGGTGCAAGCCTTCATATATAGATTGTAATCGATCACTTTGCGCTGTCTCGGTCGTGGCTGATACGCCCAATGATTGGAAGGGGCATTGAGCAGATAACGCAAGTCGTCGACCAGATGGTCATTTTTTTTGACTATCTTGCCCTCTTCGTTGCGATGATACAAGCTTAATTCGCGTAACAAACCTACACAGCTGCGGAATATTTTTACTCTGCCAGTGGTCATCCGTTCCCAAACGGTGAAGATGCCTGATTCTACGGCGTTTATTGCCGGGAATAATTTCAGCCCGCAACCCTTCGGCTCGGGAAGTGAGTAAAGGTCAAACAACGCTTCACCATCAGCCTGCGACCTTCCTTGTGCTGCGGGATCGATTTCACCCGGGATCCAGGCGCCTCTGGCTTTGATCGCTTTAGCGTGCACGATCGGTTCGGCCTGGCCCTGCTTATGTTCGGAATAGATATAGATAATATCGTTGTCGATGTCCCAGGCGCCCCACAAGGCAGCGGTGTTGTTCCAGCCGACGTCGAGGGCGTAAAGCTTCTTGTAGTGCATTGGGATTGGGAAATCATCGACTACCAGCAGGCTGGTATCGACCGGATAGACCAGCCCAGTGCCGACCGTCGGGATGCCTTTCGAGCGGGCATCGCGTAATTGTGGGGGGGTGTTGGCGAGTGTCTTGGCCTTCTCTTCTTCGGAGAGATGCGGCACGTCGTCCCAGGTACAGATCTCGACGTACTTCGGGTACTTGGCGTCGGTTTCCTGTGAATTGTCGAGGAAGTCCAGCACCAGCGGCGTAACCCCTTGCAGTGGGGTGAAGGTGGTGATGATCGAGCCCTTGGTGGTCATCAGGCGGATCAAGGCTTCGCCGTAAACGTCCTGCGGGCATTCCTCGTCGACCCAGATAAAGTCGACCTCAGTGCCCTGCCAGGTAGCTCGGCCCTGTTCGTAGGTTTTGAAGACGATAAGGGTGGTGCCGCCGGAGATGTGTTGGACCTTGAGGGTTTCGATTGCTTCGGGGACGTTACGTTTGGTTTTGAAATCGAGGATGGTGGCTTTGGGTAACATGCCGCTACCCATATCGGTGAAATCGCCAACCAGTTTCTTCTGAATGATATCGCGGACCGTTTGCGTGGTATCGCCGCCGACCCAGATCAGTGTCGGGTGGGTGAAGCGTAAGCCTGTCCACCAATCGGGATACAACCCGGTGGAGTGGCAGGTGACTTCATAACAGCCCGCTTCACTTTTTCCTACCCTGTTGGCAGCTACAAACCCGCGTTCTTTATAGGTTTTTCCCGCATCGAAGAACGAAACCTGTTTCGGATAGAGCTCGCGGCGATATTCACCTTCATCGGGAAAGTAGTTGGTAAACTTGTTATACTTCTGGTCGTTGGCCAATACCTCCAGGCACGCCATTAGCTCCTTCTGCTCCTGCTCGGAGAGCTTGTTGGCATAAACCTCGACGAGGCTTTTGGTCAACTGTTCCAGACGGCTCATTTATTAACCTTGATCGCCGCGGCGAAACGGCACATCTTGTCGAGCAGTTCCTTTTCCCGTAGATCGACGCGGTAGACCGGCAGATCGAACCCCATCGCCAACTTGTCGCGCAGATCGAGCAGAAAGCCCTCCTGGTCAAGCGTCTCCCAGTCGTACTTGACTTTGAAGTTGACCGCGTCGGAACCGTATTCCGCTACCCCCATCAATACCGGCCCGCCTGTTTCCTTATCCTGTAATACCACGCTTTTGGTAATTACCGCTTCTAACATAAAGCTCCCTTATTTGTCGTCCACCACTTCCGCCTCAATCACGCCAATCTGGTTGACCGTGTTGGCGCTCTGCAGAATCTCCAATAATTTAGGCGCCAGCATCTCGATCTTCGCTCGCGCCTCGTCAACCGTGATCACCCGGGTCGTGTTGTGATTGTTCGACTCGATCTTCTCGCTCCAGCCATGGATATTCTTCATGTAAGCAATCTTGCCCGCCGCCATACCCTTGGTACTGTAAACATCCATCTCTGTCCAATGTGAAATAATCAGGCGGGCGTGCTCCATGATATCCGTGAATTCCGGATACTTTAGATAGATATAAAATGTCTCCGGATACATCTTCAGATGAATCATCATCCCCTTGATGCTCGGAATCTCGTCCTGCGTCTCGCAGAACTCAAAATATTTGTTGATCGAATTCTTCATCCGCGTCGGGGTATATTTTTTCTTCGCCCCCGTCTTACGCTTCACTGCACTCGAATCGATCTTCGGGATCGGCCGCCTCACTGAATGATTACCACTCAACGCCTCTTTACGCTCAGCATAGCTTTCCAGATAATTCTTGTGCTCATTCTTGGGTCCAAAAGGCATAACCCCTCCTCGTTGGAGTATAAACTACAAAGTATCGATTGAAAATACAACTGCTAATTAACACAATAGCCTCCAAGAGCTTTTTCTTACTGCGGTGCAGGTGACCCCTTATCTATCTCCAACAACCCCCACAGACGGGTACCGGGGCCTCCTGGACTGATTTTACCGACTGCGATGCACGTTGGAGGTTATCTAACGGAAAGAGGCGGTAGGACCGGGGTATGGGGGCCCTCGCCACCCAGGGGAACTCACAGGAACCTCTGGGATCTTGATGGGTAGAGAAGATCTCCTTGTCGGGGGTCTTTCGTTTCCATTCCTTCCTTTTGTCCTGGAGATCACCATGCGCTTACAGAAGCTCGACTTGGCAGAGGTTAGCTTGACCTTGATTATCGCCGTAGTGTTCGCCACAATAACCCTGTGGTTCTGGTAAGACCGGCGGGCTTCGGTCCGCCTTTCCCTTTTGAGGAGGTTGTTATGCAAGACCATTGCGATTGCGGCGGGCGACTCATCCGGCACTCTATTGGAAAGCTGGAATGCCCCTACTGCCCCACCATCTGGCTGGACGACGAAGTTACAGAGGAGGAGTCATGAGATACTGCCGGCGCTGCAAGAGGCGGGTTACTATTCGGGCGGGCTTCTGTGTCTGCTGTGGGGCGCTGGTTTGCCGCCAACATTAGAGCGTGAAGCGCCGTTTCTCTAATGTTCCACCGCCGGTTACCCGCCCGTGAGCGAAGCGCACTTTGTTGAACAATTCCAGTTACATAGTTTTTTCTCTATATATCGGCCGGTCAGCCCGATTATTAGAGAAATACCCCGAATTTGCCCCTTTTTGGATTAGAAAGGGGCTTTACATCCTTAAGGAGTATTCACATGGGCACTTTTCGGCTCGTCCATAAACAATATCACGGTGCGGCAGTGAGAGAGGAGCGTTGCTTTTCGGGGGGTATTGAGAACTCTGTTCCTTCCCGGCCTGGCTGTTGCCGTAGGTTGTTGGCGTTTCTCTTGTGTGGGGACAACTGGTGGTATTTGGTAATAGGGTTCTTGTTCTATCTTATGGTCAGGTAAGGGGGTAAGGGCTTAGACCAGTAGGCGGGCGGGCTTGGGTCGGTTTGCTATGCGCCTGTTCCACCTGTGATTACCCCAGCCTTTTAACAGTTTCTGGATGTCAGATTTTTTCTTGTTGGGGGGTTTTCGTTTTCGATTCCCCCTTCGTTCGTTCCCCCATCTTTCCAAAGGAGCTTTACAATGAAAACCGAAATGTTCGTTAACGCCGTATTCTGTGACAAAGATGGTGCTGTTGAGTCTGTTGCTTGCCGTTTAAGAGGCGTTAAAGACGCCAAATCGTTCAAGATACCGGCGGCCGCATTCGGCGATCACCTGCCCGAGAAGAACGACGGGCTGTTCGTCGACATTACCGGCAAGCTCAGCGAAAGCGGCAACTATATCTCCGCACCGGATGCCAAGATCCTGCAGATCGTGCCTGGCGCCGGTACACCGACTTCAATCGAGCGTGACGCCGACGACTACCTCAAGGCCTTGATGGCAACGGATACCACTTTCTAATATGGAATTGTTGGCCCTCGTGATGCTGGCCGCGGTAGCTAAGATCGCGGTCAGTTCACTTCGGTAACACAAACAGGGAGGCTGTAATGAAGTGGATAACCCCGCCAGACCGACGCTTTTGCGAAAAAGTCGACAACAAAGAAGCTGCCAATCTGCTGAAAAAGGGCTGGAAGCTCACCAAGCCGCCAGAAAAACGCTAATTCAACGCCTCGCTTCCTTCGGGGAGCGGGGCTACAACCTTGTGGGGTTTGGCAGCTCCAGTAAGCATTGACGGTTTGTTTAGGAGGCCTTATGGAACAGTGCCCGGTTTGTGGTGGATACTATCGTTTGCAAGAGATGTCTGTCTCCCGCTTTGGTTGCCAGACAGAATTGATCTGTGAGAAATGTAGTTGGTGGGCGGGCTTGATAGGCTGGCAGGCATACCTAGACACCTTCCGCCAACAAAGAACGCTCACAGGCGCCAACAGGCCTATTTTACCCGGTGTTTGAGGAGGTGTAATGATCGGTTATTTCTGCCCGGATTGCGGAAACCATTGGAGTTCGCGTCAGGTTAAGTCGTTAAAGACCGGAGCCTTTGGGCGGGCTTTGTATGAGAAAGAAGTGTATTGCGCTTGCTGTGAATGGAATGGAACAAAAGGCCCGGGAAAGCGGTTAAGAGAATTGATCAAACAAGGAGGAAAGCATGGCTAAATATACAATGGATATCAGCTCAGACAACCCTCAAGATTGGGTATTACTCCGCTACGGACAATTGGCCGGCAGCCGCACAGACCAGCCAGGCTCGTTTGATAATGCGCACCTGGAATTCTGGCAACGAATTAAAGTGTTGGAGTTGGAAAACACCAGAATGCGAAAGATTATCGATGGAATAGCCAGAGTTGTTAATGAATACCAGGCTTAAGAGAGAAAGGTCAAAAGAGGAAAGGCGGGCCGCTTTTGTTTTGTTTTTTCCCCCGTTGGGCCCTCGAAGAGGAAAGTACCAAGACACAATCAATCCCCCCCTGCCCCCCCTTATAGCTCAATAAAAAACAGCCTGTCAATATGCAATTTTTGCGTAGTGAAATGTTTAATTGTTTCAGCAAATTACGCTTCAGTTAGTAAACTTTTATCCGCTATGCAAATTTTGCGTAGTGAACCTTTGCGCACATTTACAGGAGAAATATGATGAGAAAGTATCGCCTGACTTTTGGCACCGGCTTCAGTTCTGGCACCTCTTTTGTCTTCAATAGCTTGGAAGACCTCAAAGCTATTACTTGCCTGCTCGATAGCCGACAGCAAGGCGTAACCACCGAGATGGTCGCCGGACGCTATCGCTGTATCGAAGCGCCTTCCTTCCTGGAATATCATGTGGAAACGGTTGAAGTTCTCAGTGTGGAAGAAGCAAAAGAACTGCAGGCGGTCTATGTTCCGCCAGTAGAGGAACCGCCCGAACCCGCCAAAGAATGAATCTTGCTTCTGCTCCCGAACACTCGGGGGCAGTCTGGAAGATTTCTTCCCTCAAACCAAAAAGGAGGTTACCAATGTTTTATCTCTCTGTTCGGACAACCAATGATGCTTTTCATGACAAAGAAGAACTGCCCCGCATTCTGCGCGAAACCGCCGATCGTTTGGCGGCCAGGCAGACAGAGGGCCCGATTCGGGACATCAACGGCAACGCAGTTGGTGGTTTCGGTTTCAAGGAAGATAACGAAGGAGCCTAATTATGTATCTGGTGAAAATCGCTGTCGCTCGTCGTGAATTTGAAAAGGGCAAAGACCGCACCTATGATTTCGAGTTCGACGCCGAAGTAAACATTGAAGTCCCTACCAAGTATTCCCTGTTTATCAACTGCCTGAAACAGTTCGGCCGCTGCTCGAAACGGGTACCGATGGGCTGGCGTTTTGAACGTATTGAAACCTTTGCTGATGGCTCAAGCCGCTGGGTGGAGTATGACGTGCAGGTTGTTGCCGGGGCACAGCCGGACCCCGGTTTTCATCTGGTCAGGGAGGAAGCATGAGCAAGCCACCGGACAACCTTATAAATCTGAGCGAAACCCTGTCGCTGTGCGAGTTCAAGTCTGGCGGGAACAAGGGCTTCTGGCTGTACGATGAGACGAGAGGAATGAACCTGGCCATGTGTGCAAAAAGCGAAACCGATGCCTTCGTTGCGGCACTGGAGTACTACCAGAAACGCCTGCTGACCGTTGAACAGGCATACAGCACTTTAAAAACAAAAGTGGATAAATTTATTTCACAGGTTACGGAGGAAGAATGAATATCGAGCGCAACAGGTTTTTAACCGAGGCAATGAACGAGTGCTGGCATGAGTTCCTTCAGGTGCCGAAACCTTTTGATGAAGGCACCAAAGAAAGCGATATCTGCGCAAAGTGTGGTGAGGAAAAGCCAGTTGCGTACAACAATTTCTCCACCCCGGATGGTTTCTTCAAGCTGTGGAGTTGGGCGCAAAAGCAGGAATGGTGGGCTGACGTTGTGCGGTGGGATTTTTTCATAGACGAGGAAGGTATAACAAATGGGGCTAACTTTATTCAGGAAGCGATGATAGACCCCGACCGCTTCGCCGACGCGGTCTATCAATTTCTCAAGGAGAAGATATGATCGTCTTCGCTTTCGGTTCCTGGAACACCCGCCAGACGCTGTTCTTCACTTTCCAGCGGCTTTATTTCTATAAGCTGCCCTTACCTATGGCCAGAGCTACGAAGCGCTATCCAGGGCCAATTTTGGAGGTATTATGAAATTTACAGGACAAGACGCCTGGCGGGTTTGGCTTACTGAACAGGGTTTCACTGTCGGAATAAATTCTTTGCCTGTCCCTATCAATGAATGTAATTGGTATGCCTGGCGTAAAATCAAATATCCGGCCCGCCCCTGTCATTGCAACGAAAAGCCCCCTAGCTTTTGCATCACTCCTTTTCTGTGGACAATCAACCAACAGCCCTACGTATCGGCAGAGGCCTGCCTTACTGGTGAACAGTCCGGTATCTGGTATCAGCTCAAAGCCTACAGTATCAGTGAGGAAGAATTAAAAACCCGCCTGGACGAAATCGAAGACAAACTGATTGCGGCCTGGAACGCCTTGGAGGTGTTATGAAGATGCAGGACCAAAGAGAGTTTGAAGCATATCTGCGCGGTTGTACCAACCGACAAGTGCAAGGAGTTTATGACAAGGAACAACAGGCGGGCCGGCAGGACTACGCTCTGCTCGCCCGCCTGGAAGCCGCCAAACGCAATTTAAGACTGGAGGACGCATGAAGACCTATGTGACATTTGGCTTTGACCATCGGCACCAGATCGGCCCACACTTCTTCGACAAAGACTGTGTGGCGGTAATTGAGAGTCCGGATGCCGCAGCCGGGCGGGCCAAAGCCTTTGAGCTGTTCGGCCCGAAGTTTTGCTTCGAATACCCCGAAGCCTTTTGGAACGAAGACAAACTGCACTTTTTTCCCCGCGGCTACATCTACCTGGAGGGCCTATGATCGATTGGGACAACCCGCATTTGCATGAGCTTTGTAACCATCAACCCCCAACTCGTTATGAAAGGCCGTTGCATGACGACCGAACAATTTATCGAACATATAGTTTTGTCGGAAAAGTCCCTACTTCTGCAATGGCTCAGAATTCTGCATCGGGAACTGCAATTACGCGAGCAACAGCAGCAACGGCATAAACCAGCGACCACCATCGACCCCCAATGAAAGGCAAACCGATATTATGGTTTCGCCGCTTACAAGAACCTGATTTCAAAAGGAGAAAATTTATGGGATTGGACATGTACCTTAACCGAAAGATCTATATCGGTGCCAACTACAAGCACCGAAATATCACCGGCACCATTGATTTGTATGAAGAGGGTAAACCGATTCCGATTCGGTTGAACCAGGTCTCAGAAATTACCCTCCAAGTCGGCTACTGGCGTAAAGCCAATGCTATCCACAAATGGTTCGTAAACAATGTGCAAAACGGTGTCGATAAAGGCCAGGAGTCTTTTGTCACCAAAAAGCAATTGATCAAATTGCGCGATCTCTGTCAACAAGTTCTGGCCGCTTCGCAGGTTGGCGAAGGGATTGTTGTCAACGGCTATTCAGCCAGCAATGGCGGACCGTTTTTGCCGAATCTTGAACAAGGCCAAGTGATTCTCAACCGCGAAGTCGCCGACAAACTGCTACCTACTTCAGGGGGCTTCTTTTTCGGCTCGACCGATTACGATCAGTGGTATTTGGAAAACCTAAAAGAAACAGTTCGGATCATCGACGCCGCTTTGCAGCAAGCCGAAGAAGACGATTACGGATACCCCCACTTTACCTATCAAGCCTCTTGGTAATTTATCAGATCTGTCCAGTCTGCAGCGGTTTACGTAGCCATCTGGTACTGCACCACACTGAACGCATCTGTCACGCCTGCTATCTGTGGGCCTTAACCCTGGAGAAACATTATGAAACGACTGTCTGAACACAGCAACGCCGATCTGCTCGCCCTTTCCGACGACCAGCTCAAAACCCTGATCGACCTGGAATGCGCCATGAACAGCGTACCTCTGCTGCCGCCGGAACCGGTCGAACCGGTCAAGCCGGACATTCAACCCAACCGCAAGATGTACCAAGTGGCTAACGTGCTGTTTGAAACGTATACGGAAGCCTGCAGTGTAGTTGAATCGTTTCTCAAAACCAGAATGTTCAACAAAACTTATCTGCCCGGCGGTTCGTATAGCAAATACTCCGCCGAACCGATGGAAGAGTACAGCCGGCCGAAGGTTGAAGAAATTATGGTCTTCTCCCAAGAACATTGGGCCAAGGTCAAGGATCTTTCCACGAAGTACGACGAGGAGAAGCGGGCGTACGAAGCATTGGAATCCCAGTACAAGACGGTAAAAAAGCAGGTCGATGAAATCGCCGACGAGATCTATGAGAAGGTCGGCGCTGCCCGTAACGAAGCATATCAGCAGGAACAGGCGCTTACCCTTTACGAGCGCTATCTGAAGCTGATGGACGGCAATGAGGAGTTGGCAAGCCGCTGTTTCCAAGACGCTAATCCGGAGCTGTACCAGGTCTTTAATCGAATCGTTGTAGAATAAAGGTTTGCTGGTTTGAAGGCGAAGTCTCGGGAAACCGGGGCTTCAACTTGAACCCACCAACCCAAGGAGGAGTTATGCTGAAACATCATGAATTGGCGCAATTCACTGGCACCGCGCACTACACCAAATTCAATCCCTTTGTACCCATGCTGCTCACCGAAGGAGCGCTGCACGTCGCTCGTAACGGCGGCACAAACGGCGTTTTCTGGCTGATGGATGCAATCGCCTCCTATCAGTCGGAACTGAAAACCACCTATCCCTGGGCAAACCAGATGCAGTTTTGGAAACTCAAAGTCTCGGATAAGCGGGCGGTCCTGACCTGTCGCGAAGATCTTGGTATCCCGCCGGTCGTGACGCAGGAAATCGAATACACCGACTTCGATCTGGCTTTTATCGAACTTTGGGTGGCTCCTTTGGACGAAGAACACGACGTGATCATGCTGCCAAGCGAATATTGAGGAGGAACTATGCACAATTATCATCACCGCGTTACCGCACTGGGGATCGACTTTGAAGTCAATTACGACTACTATCCGGCCAGGCGGGGATATCGGGAGCCGGGCGAACCGCCTCTAGAACCAGACGAACTGGAAATGATCGAATTTAACCGGATTACCACTGATGCTTCCTTGTTGCGCGTCTACACTGCCTTCCCCACCGAAGAGCTACTATTGATGGCCCTCGAAACTGTGATTCTGGAGGATTTATGAGAGACAGTTATCTGCACTGTCCGCGCTGTAACAACGACCACGACTTCGATATTGCCTGTGTGGCGGGCGCTCTGGTCATTACCTGCCGTAACTGTCTGTTCGAGATTAAAACCGCCCAGAAGTCCACCTGCGCCGCATGACCGCCTATCCGAAAAGGAGCCCAGCCTATGAATAAGTACGTTCTTGAAGGGCACAACGCAGTGCAAGAACCCGACCTGATGAAGTGGGCAATATGGTTTGAAACAGCCAACCGCACTGTAAAAAAAAACACCATAGGAAAAAGTCTCGTCAGCACGATCTTCCTCGGCCTGGATCATGGTTTTGACAATAATCGGCCTTTGTTGTTCGAGACGATGGTTTTTGATGGCCCATTGGACCAAGAATGCGAAAGATGCTCGACTTGGGAGGAGGCGGAAGAGATGCACGCAGAGATGTGTGCGCGTGTACTTAAAGCCTAAACGTAATCAATTACACTGGAAGGATAGTCCTTGTTTCCGAAACCACAGCGCATCCGCAACAAAAAGTACAAGGAATGGATTGCCTCTTTACCCTGTCTGTTGACCCTGACTCCCGGGCCGAACGATCCGCATCATGTGCACCGCGACGGCGACGGCGGGAATAAGACCGACGATACACGCTGTATTCCGCTGCGTCGCGACAAACACACCGAAGCGCACAACCTCGGCAAGCACAGTTTCGCGGCCCACTACAACCTGGATTATGAGTCCATTATCGAAAGGCTGAATCAATTATGGGACCGTATATCGTCTTCGACGTCGGTAAAGTCCAACAACTCAAGGCGGAATTCGACGCCTCGCTAACCTTCACCAGGTCTCTGCTGCCGCCGATCAACTGGAACAGCCAAAAGCAAATCATTGGCTATTTTGAGCGGGAATTTGGTATAATCCTGGAGAACACAAGGATAAAAACTATTGCCGGCCAGCAATCTGTTTACGCACAAGACCCCGACCTCTTCGACCTGTTTACTGGGCTGTTGCAGTATCTCAAGCTCAAGGCGATCCTGGTCAACTACATTCATTGCATCCTCAAGCACCTGGACGGCGACTGCCTCTACCTTCGGGAGGTCGACGGGGTATGGAAGATGCCGAACAAACAGCCGCTTCCGGAACACAGTGAAATTATCAGCTGTATCAAACGCTTTTCCGCGGAACTAATTCCGCACTTTTCATCCTTAACTCGGCCGTAACGGCCACCAATCCAAAGGAGCACCACTATGGGAGCCATTACCAGTGCAGGCGATTACAGCGAAAGCAAGAACTACGAACTGATGGAGGCAGGCGTTTATGCCGCGCGCTGTCTACAGGTCGTTGAGCTCGGGACGCACAAGAACACCCACCCCCAAGCCAAACCCGACGCAGTGAATAAAGAACTGATGATTATATGGGAAGTGTCCGGCGAGCTGATGGAGGACGGCCGCCCCTTTACTCTCAACAAGCGCTATACCAACTCCTTCGGTGAAAAAGCCAATTTGCGCAAGGATCTGATATCATGGCGCGGGCGGGATTTCACCGACGCGGAACTGAAA